TGGGGGACTCCCCAATATTGAGCGTCAAGCTGTCGCCAAGCCAAGCTCCATCCGTTTCCGGCGATTGCTCCGGCCTTGCTCCATCTGCCCCCCCTACTCGAAGGTCGAGGAATTGAAGCGTCTGATTGTTCCACGCGGGCAAGTTCTTCCAGCACGGCCCTGAAATCTTCTCCTCCGTTGGAGCTGAACGCTCCTGGCACGTTTTCCCAAACAGCGAAAGTTGGATGCAGTCCATTTGTGCTTGACCTCATTTCTTTTATGATTCGAACCGCTTCCATGAACAACCCGGAGCGTTCTCCCGCAAGTCCTGCCCTGCATCCAGCAATGGACAAATCCTGACACGGACTTCCGAACGTGATGCAGTCCACAGGCTCTATCTTGTCGCCGCGAATCTTTGTGATGTCGCCCAAGTGTTTCATCTTTCCAAACGCCCGTCCAGCCAGATAGCGCAGCTCTTATATAAGGTAGGCGGTCAACGCTTTACAGGTCAGAACGGAAGGTCATCTGTGTTGCCCTCAATCACAGAAAAGTCATCGTTCCCGCCCTGCGAGTAGCTAGAGCCAGACCCACCAGCCAGCGTTTTCTTCGGTCTGACCTCATAGTCGCCAGAACGAATCTTGTCCACGCTGGTAAAGCGGTCAACGACCAGCTTCGTCTTGACGTTGCCATCGTTGCCCATGTACTCTTCCTCACGGAGAACAATGCCGACCAACTTACCACGCAGGGTCTTTTCATCGTTGTTGAACTTGTAGCCGGGATTGGACTGCTCCACAGCGGTGATGAAGCCCTTGAAGAACGGCAGCGCCTTTTCCTTATAGCTCTTAATGGTCTTGCCGCCCCACGCCCATTCGCCCTGATTCAGTTTGCCGCGCTCGATAAGAGAAGCGGTCTGCCCACGCCAGTAACCCTTGAACTCGCCCTCTGTAACTTCCCACTCGATATTCAGGCGCTCCTTTGCAGGTTCGTCCGTTGCCTTGCAGATACCGGCAACATAGCCGCCAACAGGCAGGTCACGGCGTTCTGTGGCTTCCTGCACGTCATTCCAGTTGATGTTCTTCATCTGTTACTCTCCTTTGTTATCCGGCTGAACCGGGATGTTGTAATACTCACGGATGGTCTTGTCTACGGCTGCGAGGTCGTTCTCGATCAGCGCATCGTTGAACATCCCAAGCGGGGTTTTCACGGTGTCCATCCCATTGTTGCGAGTGCTGAACAGATATCTTCCATCCTGCACAACGGTTTTCAGGACGATGGTGAAATAGCCTTCGATGCAGACTTTTTCGTCTAGCATTTTCCCAACAGTCTTGAATTTTTCTCCACCGTTTTCTCCGCATTCGCTATGGCCGAAAAAGTAGACCACAACATCGTCTGGCAGTTCCTTCGCCCGCATCAGCAAGGCGTTGAAGTTGGCCGCCATGTCGGTAAACTTCTGGTATCCGGCGACCTTTGCGTTTCGCATAAACTCGCCAGTCATAAGATAGGTGGCATCGTCAATGACTATGGACTTACGCTTGGTGCTGTGGATTGCAGCATCAATCTTGCCGTAGTCGTTGTTGATGTAGGTTTTCATGTTGCTACGGAACGGCAGCGGCTTGCCAAGCACGTTGATGACCGCCACCTGTTCCGGGTCAAAGTTCCGAAGCGAAGCGGATTTACCGCTGCCGGAGTGACCGTAGACCATTACTAATACTGCCATCTTTCTTTCCTTTCTTTGGCTTCATTTGGCATAATTGTTCTTGCTTTGGCTTAATTTGGCTGTACAAAATCAACCAGCCATCAGGTCTGCCAACTGCGCACGGAGGTCTTTCAGCTCCGCTTCTCTGTTCTCGATTTCAGACTGCAAGTCCTTAATCTCAGCCAGCCGGTCGGCTTCTTTGGCTTCTGCCTCCTGCTCACGGGTTAGGAAATATACGCCGTCCTCCGGCTCGGTTACTCCGCCGAATCTGTCAAGGTTAATCATCTTTCGGTCTCCTCCTCTTACGTTCCTCTTTGATTTGAAGTGCGCTGTACCACTGGTCTTTGTCAATTTCGATGGTAGACCACCGATGGTTACAGTCGATACACTTCTTTCTGCGAACAATGCTATCGTGGTCAGACCGGCTGTTAACCGTTGTGATGTCGTCACTGCCGCACATCGGGCATTTCATCGTGCATCCCTCCACTCGCTGGTGTGGTGAGGAATGCGTTTTACTTTGCGATTTTCCTGTTCAATGCGTTCATTTTCAGAGCTGACCCCAATGGCACACAAGACGAGTGCTGCGGCGAGAAAACCACACGAAAGGAAAACGTATCCAAACATTACTACCACGCTTTGGCTTTTCTGAATTGCATCGCCGCATCCTGCCGAAAAAATCGCTAACGCGATTCCAAGCGTACAAAGGACATTAGCTTTCAGGCTTTTCACTCTTATTACCTCCAAAACTCAGTATCCACGCCGTAGCCATTGCCATAGACACCATGATGATTCCACGGGCGGCTGATGCTCCTACCAGAATTCCGATGTGATGCACCATCCAGAAGTTCAGCAGAAATACTGCCAAAACCACTGCCAGTGCTATGCCCCACATCAGGGCAACTTCAATCAGTGCTTTCATTTTGTCCCCTTTCGTTTTTGCCGTTGCTCTGCATTTCCATCAAGAGCACATTGTTTGCATCATTTCTGGATACGCCAGCAGCCATTGCAAGCTTCAGTCTGCGCTTGCGACTTTGCGCTTTGCAAAATTTCGTCACCAGCACTCACCGGCCTTTTTGATGATGAAAGCGGGAACATCCCTGCCGGTAGCCCGGCACAGGCAGACGCACTTGGCAATCCAAACATCCCACTTGGATGAGCTGATGGAACAAGTGCAGTCCGTTCTTTTGTTCTCTTCCAATTCAAGCCACACGCTAATCGAATGAAGCCCGTAGCTTTCAACTTCGCGCCAACTGATGCTGTACCCATCCAAACAAAGCTGCTCCATAATCTTCATCGCCAGATGCTTTGCTTCGGCGAGTTCCTTTTCCGGCCACTTCAGCTTGTCCGCTTCGTAGGCCTTGACCGCCTCGTCAATGGCAAACTTTGCATCATCAGGATGCTCAAGGTCTACCCTCAATGTCAAAATCTGCTCCATGTTCATTCCTCCTTATTCTCAATTTCAAGAATCTTACAGATGCTCTGGATAATCTTTTCCGGCTTTCGCTCGCCACGAAGAATCTTGTAGAGGTACGAATCATCAAGGAACAATCCAGTATCGCTTTGAACCGCCTGAATCAGCTCCGTTTGCTTCATACCTCGCTGCAACAGCTTCATCTTCACTTCTAACTCAAAGCCAGAACGGAAGCTTTCTTTCAAAATTTCACCTCCATTTGCTAAAATCTATTGACAAGTACGGAAAACTGTACTAATATAAAGGTGTAGAGAGTTTATATTGTACAGCGTTCTGTACTGCCCGTGTCTGTATTATAGTACAGCAACTTGTACAAGTCAACTCTTTTGTACAAAATTCTGTGCATTTGTATACTTGCACAAATATGGGAGTGTTCTTATGTCGGACTTGTACAACAACATTCATGCGCTCTGTGAAAAAGAGAGCATCAAAGACGGAACTCTTTGTAGCAACATTGGAATTCGCCGCAGTTTTCTTTCCGAGTTAAAAGCCGGAAGGACTAAGAGTTTGTCTACCGAGGTTCTTTCTAAAATTGCAACTTACTTCAACGTATCAGTGGACTACCTTCTCACTGGAAACCAAAAAGAAAACCCACCCCAGCGGCCGCAAAGTGAAGTCGATGCAGCAGTGGAGCGGATTAGAAGAAAACTTGAATCTATGCCGAAAGAACAGCGTGAAGCTCTGATGAACCTAATCGAGAAGATGTGACGTTCATGCCCGGTAAAATAAAAGAATCCCTTGTGCCGGGCTGGTGTAGCTCTGCGCAAGGGGTTTTCTATTATTCCAGGGCTAGGGCTTGCTCCGCTGCCGGAATCTTTTCAGGATGTTCCAGCAACCATGCAATAAAGCGGTCAATCTTGGTTCTTTCTTGTTCACTCATTGCGACATATCCTCCCGATTGGCAAGTACGGACGTTCATTTGATACGATTATACATCTTCTAGTTGTAAAGTCAATGTGTTTTTAACAACTTCGTAAAAATCAATCGTTTTCTTCACATCCATTACTTCACATCGGGGAAGCCACGAGTGTTCAAGTCAAAAGGGACAGTGCCTATCCATCTTTCCTCCAATCACAGCTCTACGAGCTGTCCGTCAATGCGTTCGATATTATCTGCCGGGTCGCGCCCATCGTCTAAGGCGGCTATGGCGCGTTCTAGGATGCCTTTTGCTTCGAGGTAAGCATCTTTATCAGCTTCGTACCCAGAAAGGCTCAGGACAAGTTCCAGAGTCCGTCTGCGAGCGTATGGAATAATCAGAGTATCTACGGTTCGGTTCATTCGCTTTCCTCCCGCGGTTCAGGTGTGTGCGGTTGCTCATCGGGAACGCTGGCTGGCATTCCGTCGATGATCGGCATACGTTCATGGTTCCAGATTACAGTTTCTATCATTTTGGTTCCCTTCTTCTTTGGAATTTTTTGACAATACAGTTATAACACAGGCTGCTGTTGGTTCTCCATAGCAGCTTTTTCCATTTTTTGGCTTGTCGAATCCGGCAGTTTTGCCGGATTTTGTTGAAAGGGCGAGAATTTATGGATGAAAATTTAGCAAGAACAGCCAAAGCGTTAGAGACGGCACGGATGCGCTCCGGTCTGAGCCAGCAAAAGCTGGCAGCGCGGATGGGTGTAAATCGTGGTACCATCGCCAACTGGGAGCAGGGTCTTGCAGCTATCTCCCTGCCAATGGCTATGCGCTGGTTCGCCTGCTGCGGCGTATCAGCGGCTCGATACATGGACGCTTGCACTCATCCAGGGTTGTTGGAACACTTAGAGGACGGCCTTTCCGACATGAAGAAGCGCCAGATTCTCATAGATGCCATGATGGAGTGTTCTTCCTACGAGATAGATGCTTTGCTGTACATCTGGTACGGAGATCACGGCTCAGACCACATCGGTGTGTTAACGGAGATTTTGGCAAACCTCCACACGCCGCTGAAGGACAGAGTCACTGTCTGCCGGATGGTGTCTGGCAACTATGAGATAGCACAAGCCACCGGAACAGACCCGGACCCGAACGGTACCGTTCCAAAGATGGAAATTCTTTATCAAGCACAGGACGCTGGAATAGAAGCAGCCATGAAGTCCAACGATTCTTATACCGTGAATCCAAATAATATAACTGGCTAATTGTCGAATTATCGCAGTTTTTGAAGAATATTTTGTTCACGTTCATCCACTTTTTGTACACCTATCGGGCAAATTTACCTTGTCAATCCGTCCCCCATAGGTTGTAAATCGACAATATTCGCGCGGAATAAATAACGAACTATCATCAATATATTGCCTGTGATTGGTCGGCTCGTCAATCTGTCCCCCATCGTGCAGATTAGGTGTCCCTTTTCATCCACTTTTTGTACACCTATCCGCAATCCGTCCGCGTTTAATGTGACTAACGATACACAGCTTCTTCCCGGCTACAGTCTTATTTAGCAAACGTAGAGTTCGGTTATCCACAAACTGGAATGGGAAAATAAAGAAATTGTTGAAAATTATCGTCATCGACTATTTAACGATAATATTTAACCTCTTGTTTATTTCTTGTTTAATATATAATATGTAGATGGGGGACAAAATGACAAAGCATGGGGGACGTTTTGACAAGTCATGGGGGACAAAATGACGAGGACATGGGGGACAAAAAGACAAGCCATGGGGGACAAAAATCATTGACACGTCCCCCTACTTGTGATACACTGTTTTCAGACCATTAAAGGAAGTGAGCGGATGCCAAAAATATCAGACAACAACCTTGTCGAGAAAAGCAAATCCCTTGTGTGGGCGAAATTTAGGGACTACACGGCAGGGGAGCTTCGGCTGCTAGAGGTTTACTTGTCAAGAATAAATCCGAGAGACCCAAACAGTAGCCGTGTGGAGTTCACTCTTGCAGAATATAGGGAGCTTCTTGGGCTGAAAAGCCTTGATGCACGAAGGATTGAGCCGCAAATAAAGCACTTTCTTGGCAATACAGTGTCGATTCCGATTGACAAAGAGAAGGGCACGTTTGAAAGCTTTGTCCTATTCACAAGGGCGAAACTGGACTATGTGCCAGAAACAAGGTCTTATGTCGTGGCAATCACCTGTAACCCTGACCTTCGCCCTATCTTTTTTGATATTGCCGAAAGCGGATACGTTCGGTATCGGCTGCGTTACACGTCACGAATGAAGTCTCAGTACAGCATTCTGCTTTATTCGATTCTTCGGGACTGGTTGAACATGGACAGTAAGCCGCATGAAATCAGTCTGAAAAAGCTGAGAGAACAGCTTGGTGCGATGGAAGCGAGCTACGATGTTTACAAGAACCTTCGCAAACGAGCGCTTGATGTTGCAGTAGATGAAATCAATGCCGTGTCTGACATCGTGGTGACTTATGAACCGGTTCTTGTGGCACGAAAGGCTGTGGCGGTCAAGTTCAAGCCCAAAATTAAAGCGTCTGAGACGCTGATTGAAGTTCAGGCAAGCGAAGTATCGACCGAACCTCAAAAAGCCGCCAGAAAGCCCCGCAGAAGCGGATACGAGGACTTTGACTGGTCTGTGTGTGACGAGCTTGAAAAACAGGACTGCATTGACGTGGCAAAAGTGGTTGAGAAGTGGATGAAGAAAGAGCATCCAGAAATCAAGCTGCCGAGACGAAAAGAAGCGGTTTACGATACGGTGAAGGCTGCGTATAAGGATATCCTATCTTTGAACAGAACGCCGTTCCCTGACCGACCTGCTGGTTATCTAATTAGAAGCGTGGATAAGGCTGGCGTTGTGGACAAGTATATGCCAGCGTTCTATTCCATTGAAGCATTGCAAAAGTAGTCAGATGTAGCACATTAAGCAGAATGAGCAGATAATGTAAAAAGGAGAAAGAATGGGATGGATTAGTGTGAAAGATGAGTTGCCAAATTACAGGGAGAATGTAATTGTTTTCACGGAAAATCATATTGACGTTGGACATTTGGCAAGAGGAAGATATGGTTCGTTGTGGTGGGAAAGGGATTCCGTTGATGTATGGAAGGACAACGAGGTTCTAAGAGATGTAACCCATTGGATGCCGCTTCCTGAAGAACCAGAAAGATAAAGAAAGAGTGATAAAATGGCAAAAATCATAGCGGTCGCCAACCAGAAGGGCGGCACAGGAAAGACCACCACAAGCACCTGTCTGGCTGGCGCGTTGCAGCTGCTTGGCAAGAAGGTGTTGCTTGTAGACTGCGATGCCCAGTGCAACGCCACAGACACTTACGGCGCACAGACAGAGGACGTATGCACCCTGTTCGATGTGATGACCCGGCAAGGCACGGTCGAAGAAGGAATCCAGCACTGTGAAGCTGGTGACATTCTGCCGTCTGACAATGCAATGAAGGACATTGACGAACAGCTTGTCCGGGACATTGGCAAAAACTTCCGGCTAAGAGAAGCCCTTGAAAGCGTATCTGGTCAGTATGATTACATTGTGCTGGACACTCCCCCGCAGCTTGGTCTTGCGCTTGTGAACGCGCTGATTGCTGCCAACAGCATTATCGTGCCCATCACGGCAGACCGATACGCACTGGCTGGTTTGAGCCAGCTTTCGCAGACCATCGGCGATGTTCGCAGATACTTCAATCCGACTTTGAAGATTGAAGGTCTGCTCCTGAACCAGTACAAGAGCAGGGAGAACCTGTCCAAAGAGGTTGTGGAGCAGCTCCCTGTGATTGCACAGAGCATGGGGACAACCTTGCTGGACGTGAAGATTAGACCGTCTATGGGCGTTCGTAAGGCTCAGGCAGAGCGGCACAGCTTGTTTAGCGGCGACACGGCAAAGAGTACCAGCGCAGAGGATTTCAAGGCGTTGGCGCAGATGATTGTGGAAGGGGATAAAAATGGCTGATTTAATTGACCGAAAAAAATTACTTGAAAAATTAGAAGCAGCTTGCGATGGATGCGATGGCTTTTGCGGAACTTGCCCATATGGATATGATATTGCCGACGTCTTAAATGAGCCATCAGTCAACCCAGAAAGCCTACGGCCAATATCGCACGTTAAACGAGGAAGCGTTCTTGAAACGAAAGACTGTGCGTTTTGTGAAAGATGTGGAGCTTATCTTGGCAAATATGATTCAGCTGTAGTTAAAAGTTTTGCGTATTGCAAAACTTGTGGCGCACGAATGGAGGAAAACAAAGAATGAAACCAACTAGCAAAAAATCTTCGGGTCTGCTTGGCGGGTTTGATTTTCAGCCTGTTTTTTCGGAACAGACATTAAGCCAAAGTGAGCCAAAGGAAGAAGAGGTAAGCCAAGCAAAGCCGAACGAAGCCGAACAAGCACAGATTAAGCCCAGTGGAGCCGAAGAAAGCCATGCACAGCCCAATGAAGCACAGTTAAGCAATATTAAGCCGAAGCAAGCCAAAGACAGCAAAGTACAGCCAAACAAAGCCATAGTAAGCGAAAGTAAGCCAAAGAAGCTGAAACAGGCGAAGGAAGTTCAACGTCTTGTCGAACAAGGCGATGTTCCCGGCGCACTGGTCGAGGCTGGTCTGGCAAAGAAAAAAATCCCGATGCCGGAATCGCATCAAGGCGTTGCAAGTGGTGATGGCAAGCGTTCAAAGCGCATTACCATCCTTATGAGCGAGGAGGAGCGCAAGTACATTAACCGTGAAGCCAGACGGCATGGAATGACAATTGGGCAGTTCGTGTACGCTCTGGCGGTTGCAGCGGCAGAAGGGAAGATTGAGTTGGAGGATTTCTTAGATGAATGATAGTGAACGACGCCTTATTCAATTTGTTTGCGATGGCGATATGCGAAACGCGCAAAAAGCCGTTAAAATCATTTTGGATTCTATATCATCAAAAAAAGATGAGCAGTTCAAAGAAAATATGTTTCGCAAGTTGGAAAGCAAAAGAGAATTTATTGAATTGCCATATAACTTACAGCATCTTGTGATTGCAGAGGATACAGAAGAATTCCCAGAAGCAAGATTCCTTCTTAGGAACGAAGAAAAAAATATAACGCAGAAAATCGTTGCTATTTATCGAGCATCTGAAAAATTGAACGAAATGGGCATTCCTTATTTGCCAGCATTGATGCTTTATGGGCAAAGCGGATGCGGAAAAACCATGCTGGCTAGGTATATCGCGCATAAAGCAAAACTTCCGTTTTTGAGAATTCAATTTTCAAGTTTAGTTGATTCACACTTGGGGCAAACGCAATCTAACCTTGCAAGAATTTTTGATTATGTGAGAACTGCTCCTTGCGTTCTTTGTTTTGATGAAATAGACGCGGTTGGAATGGCTCGTGGGCAAAAAGATGACGTTGGGGAAATGAACCGTGTGGTTATTGCGATTATGCAGGAAATGGATAGATTGCCGAACAATGTCATTACTATCGGAACGACAAACAGATTTGATAGGCTTGACCCTGCACTTATAAGAAGATTTCCGTTGCAATACGAATTAAAACCGTTGTGCCGTGCGGATGCAGAAATGCTTTCTAAAAGGTTCTTTGAATATGCAAGAACGCAATATGAAAACATAGCTTATGAAGATTACGTCCCCGCATCTACGGTTATCAAAGAATGTACAGAACGAATTGTAAATCAAGTTCTGAATCAAGAGGATTTCTTGGAGGATTGACGTATGATAAAGTTGAAGGAATTTTACGAAGAAAGCATTAGCCGTTTACAGAAAATGGTTAAACACGGAGTTTACGTTCTTTTGTTCGATGCTTTTGCCGTAGCGGTTCAGATCCCTTTTATCTTTGCTGGTAAATGGGTTGCAGCGCACTTGATTTTGTCCATCGCCGTATCTTTTGCAGCGGGATTTAGCTTTAACACGCTTGTAGATAGCAAAAGACAACTTGATATGTACAAGGCAGATATGGAGCTATACTACAAAAGTTTGTCGGAGGATTAATCTATGATTGCTTACAGGCCTCATCGTGGTTCATTGAAAAACGCTCTTAAAGAAACAAGGGTGTTTCTCAATGAATACGAAATGAAACAGAAAATTGCAAATGAATGGAACTTAACCTGTGGAAGAAAAGAATTGAATCCAGAAAATATCGTAATTTCACAAAACGAATATTCCGATTACAAGAGTGGGTGGCAGAGGGTTCATGATGTTTGCATCACAAAGCTTGGAAACAGAAATCTCGTGGATGAGTTAGGAGCAGTTCAATGTATTGGATATTGTTCGTATGACATTTCAAACGCCCCTAAAATTGGACAATGGATAAACGTAAAAAACGAGATGCCGGATGAATATAACCCGTATGTTATCGGATTTAGCCAAGACGAGTTTGACGTTGAGATTGTCGGATATGAACAGGATTTTGGCGAGTGGCGGGATAAAAACGGAAAACCGCACAATATTACATATTGGATGCCGTTGCCTGAACCGCCTGTAAAATATTAAAATAGCAAAGGAGCAATGTATGGAAAATTTTTATTGGGTCAAAATCCAGTACGATGATTACGTAAAGTGCAGACACTTTCAAACTCCGTTCGTGTTGTTTGCGAATGACAAGGATGAAGCAAAGGCTAAAATCGAGCGAGAAGTCCCCGGCAAATTCTCCATCGTTGGCATAGTTGAGCTTGATAAGAGCCTTGTATTCCATCCGCAAGACTTATTTGACATAAAATCCCAATCTATACTTTGGGAATAAAATAGACCCTGTGTATCCGTAACGACCGCACAGGGGAGAAGGAGGAACAGAATGGGGCAAAAAGTGTTAGGTCACTACGAATCGCATTGGTATCTCAATGGGACAGGCGGTGACATATACGAAGATAAGATGGTCTTTCGAAACAAAGATTGGCGCATAAGATATATGGAAAACCAATGCGTTGAAACCGACTATTTTAGCTTAAAGAAAATAAAAGATAATTTTAAGAGCAAAGGGCAAAAAGAAGGAAATTATAAAAACATTGCATGGATAAAATTTTCCGAATTGAATTGGTTTGAACGAAGAAAACGTCCAAATTGGTTTAAGGTTCAATTCCTTTCAAATGGACTTGATAGCCCAAAAACACAATGGTATACAGTCCACGATTTGTCTGGTATCGAAGAAAAGAAGCATTGGGTTGAGGAAAAACGCCAATACACAATGAAAGAGCTTTCAGAGAGAATGCCAGCAGAAGATTTTATCGAGTATATGAGAGATAGAGGAATAACGACAATCCGATAAGCGCAAAGCGCCCCTGCGTAGCCATTAGTGGTTACACAGGGGTTTTGCTTTACTTATCAGCAATACAATCCCAGTAGAGATATGCCTTGCCATCTGCGGCATCTGCGTCCTCAAGGAACGCCTTTGCCATATCAGCGTAGAAGCCCGGAGTATCAACGGACTGACGCTTTGCGACCTGACAATAATCCGAGTACATCATGTTCATGACAGCCCAGAAATCGTTCGGGTCACAGGTGATATTGCGCTGTTTCGCAACGTCCTGCGTCTGTTCCAGCGTCCAGTGACAGCCCTTTGTGCCGTCAGCGTTCACCATGCTGTCGCACCATTCCTCTGCTTCATCGTGAGTGAGGTGCTGGCGCGGCATCTTGATGGAACGGCCGTCTGCGCCGCCACGTTCGTACTGTCCAGACCGCTTGTCCCAGTCTCCGTTCTGCGAGAAGCCGATTTGCGGCATTCTGCGCCCATTCTCTACGTCAGGGTAGCGGGGGATAAGGTAGGGGTCGATGTAGCGGTTTTCCTCCTGCGGGTAGTAGGGAGAGCGGTCGTTGCCACCTTCCAGCTTACGCAGACGGCGTTCCAGCTCACGTTCCCTGCGGTCACGCTCTTCCTCAAGGCGGTCACGTTCCGGCTCACGGTTTTTGTCGTGGTCACGGAGCATCATCATGCGGCGAAAATTAGTCTTGCCCATAATCTACACCTCCTTAAGAAATGGACGCGGGCGCACCAGCGTGGGAGCAGCAGAAGCAGCCAAGATACTTGAACGTGCCGGTGCCGGTCGCAGACGTTGTAACGCGGGTAGCATAGCGGGTGCGGGTGTGGATGCTCTCGGCGGTTGCCTGAGCGCAGTTGCAGTCGGTCAGAGGGTATGCGGTCGTACCTGCGCCGATGGTAATGACCACAGGAGCGTTGATGGTGGTCGTGTCCGGCAAAGCCTGAGCAATGACCAGACAATATTTTTCTCCCGCTGCGTAAGAGCCAGCAGGGATATTGATGGTCAACGTATCGTTGGCAAACGTAACGGACTGACTCAGCACCAAATGGGGGCAGAGTTTGCAGCTTGTTTTGCAAGCCATAATGTTTTCCTCCTAAAAAATCAGGGGCAGAGGTGTCTTACCCCTGCCCCGATGGTTCACCCGGTGTTATCGGGGAGTGTGTTGGTTAGCAGCAGCCGCAGCAGTTCACGCCCAAGTTGGGGTTTGCCACCTGATAAGCGGGAATCGGACGAGGATTAACCCGGTTCAGGATGGTGTCGGTCTGTGCGTTCATTGCAGTGGTTAGAAGCGCATTCTGCCGATCCTGAGAAGCCGCGAACTTCAGGCTCTGGTTCTCAGCGGTCAGAGTGGCGATCTTATCCTGCGTGAAGTAGTCCATCATGCTGCGGAAGTTGGCGTTGCAGTTGTCCACGATAGCGCGGGCGTTGTCTGCGATAGCCTGACGGGTAGCGCAGTCCTCCGTTGCGATGGTATATTTCAGGTCGCCGATCAGCTGTTTGTTCTCGCAGCAGCAAGATGCCAGCTGCGTGGCAAGTGCGGTCTGGCCAGCCTGCCGAGCGTTGCCCTCCTGCATGATGGCAAGGCTGATGGCGTTGTCGCCGTTGGACACGCTGCGTTCCAAACCGTTCACGAGCTGTGCGTTCTGGTAGCCAAGCTGACAGATAGCGCTGTTCACGCCCGCAAAACCGTTCGCGATATTGGTGTTGACGCCGTTCATCTGCGCCAGCTGGTCATAGCCCAGAGAGCAGATACCGCTCTGGATGCCCGCCAGAGAACGGGAGGTATCCTGCTGGTAGAAGCCCTCAGACAGAGCCGCACGGGTGTCTGCACCGCCCTGACCGGTTGCGCCAGTGCCGACCAGATAGGGGATGTAGCTGTTCATACCGTTGTCCCCGCTGTTCCGGCCGTTGCCGTTCGTGCCCCAGCCAAAGATGATGGCAAGGATAATGACAGCCCACAGACCTTCGTTGCCGAAGAATCCGCCGTTGTTATTGCCGCCGTCCTGCCCAGCCAGATAGCCAGTTGCAAAATCGTCCATAACAAAACTCCTTTCAGTTTTGCGTTATGCTATCCCACCGCCGTATGCGATGGGCGAAGCCAAACAAAAGCGGTTTTTGTCAAGTCCGCAAAACTGAGAAGCGTTTCGCTTAGAGGGATGCGTTATCGGGGCAGCGTCAGATTCAGGACACTTGCCAACTGGTTCAGGTCGATGCCACGCTCTTTGGCAAGGTTCTGCGCCATCGTTCGGAGTTGTGCTTCGTTTTTGCCCTGAATCAGGTTCAGCCCTTGCATGATGGGTGCGCTCTGCCCGCCCAGCTGCCGGATAAGCCCCATGGGGTTCTGCCCGGCACGAGCCAGATTTGCAAGCTGCATGATAGGGCTGTGAGTAATCATATCAAACGGAGAGGACATTATTTATTCTCCTTTCTTCGCTGCGGCAGTGGGCTTGGAAAAGCTCTTTTGCCACTTTTCCAGTTCATCCAGCCTGTGGACAAGGGCGTTATACTCCTCAATAGGCACATACTGCTGTGTCGGTGCAGCGGTTTGCTGTGCCTGTTGTGCTTGCATTTGTCTCCACGCTTCCGGGCTGTAGAACTCCTGCACATAGGATTCGCAGGTGTCCGGGTTGAGCCGCTTGCAGTAGATTACGCCGCTGCGCAAGTCCGGGCAGTAGGTCGGTCTGCCGTACAGGTCTGACGGTATCGCCAGAAATTCTTCCCTGCTAGACACAGGTCTGCCAAGCAACCAACCGCCATCTTGTGCCGACTGCTGAACAGGCTGTTGCCCATTCATCGGCTGCGGACGCTGCGGCTGTGCCTGTTGCATCTGCGTGTTGGGCAGGGGAGTGGCAAGCCCGACCGTACTCATGCCGCCGTAAGGATTGACCGGCTGCTGCGGAACGTAAGGCGTTCCGGGTGTCGGATAATAGCTCATAAAACATCCCTCCTTGTGCTCTCAGTGTACCGCATCGGCAAAAAGTGAAGGACAACGAAAGTACAACGAAGGACAAAAAAGAAAAGCGCCCACACGGAAAAATCCGCATGAACGCTCAACTGTAAGGATGCACACATTGGAGTGCAATGCTAAAATATCACATCATCCAATATATGGCAATGTTTTCGACAAAACTAGTGTGAACAAAACAAAAATCCCCCACTTTGCCTACAAAGTACCCCGCGTGGCACGCAGGGCTTCGGCAAAGCAGGGGATTATTTGCGTTTCTCGCATGGTACGCACTATAAGTAGGCGTGCGGGAGACTGGTCGGCGCCTATCCGGCAACCACTTTTTTCATTCCCAGATAAAGCACTGGGTTAGCTGGCAAATATCCACCCTAATGCGCTTCTTCGAGAGGCCGGGCGGATTTCGTTGACATTATTTTACAACGTATCCAGCATTTTGTCAATGCTTTTGAGCCGGTAGCCTACCGCCGTCCGGCTGTAACGTGTCTGTTCCGCAATGTCCGGCAGCGGGAGCCGCTCAACGTACCGCAGTAAGGCTATCTTACGGTCTACCCTCCCAAGCGGTGCGTTTTTGATGGCGGCGGTCATCTGCTGTCGGTCAAGTCCTTGCAGCGCAGCGGGCAGCACTACACGAGCCGCCGCCACAGGCAGCACCGAGCCAGAAAGGCTGCGGCAGCTGTCCGGCGTTGCGCACCATATTGCCAATGACGGCAAAATGGTATGTTTTCGTGAGGCCGCGAAGACGTGCGCAGACCATTTTCGTGATGTCACGAAATTGCTCTTGTACGGCGAACATATCGGTGAGGTCACCGATATGGCGGTATGTAGTGCTTGCCATAATAACCTCCTTACTGATTTTGCAAGGCCGCCTTTGCCCGGTCAAAAAAGAATTGAATCACGGCGCCGATGGTCTCATCGGTGATGGCCCAGCTGATGAGCCTGCCGTATTTGCTGGTACTCAGGGCGGCCCGGAGCATCTTGACGACCCACGCCTTGCGCTCTGCGCCTCTCTTTGTCCCCTGGATCTCCTGCTCAGCCCGCTCGATGAGGTCCAGCACCAGCGGCTTTACGGCGGCACCATAGCCCAACCGGATGCAGCCCAGGGCGTAAAAGATAAAGCCGCCCAGCATCAGCACTGCCGCCACCGGGGCAGGGATAAGGTCAAAAAGCTTAGTTGCCAGTGCTACCATGATTGGTCACTCCTTTTAACAGATAGTTGTCGATGTCGGTGCGGCTCTTCTGCATCCCCTCGCGGTTGTTGCCGGAGAGTTGGGCATCCAGCAGATTCCGCACCCCGTCGAGGGTCAGACGGCTCACCTCGTCGATTTCTTCAAAGCGGCGCAAGTCACGGGCGAGGGCCTGCGTGTGCTGAAGCTGGCCCTGCTCCAAGGTGCCGATGCGCTTGTCCAGCTCATCCAGCCGCTTGTTCTGCGCGTTGTCCGGCTCCTGTGCCTTTTTGATGTACTTGTGGATGATTTCCAGCACCTTGTCGATGGTGATGGCTGCAGCACACAGGCTGCCCAGGATGCCCAGCACCCACAGCAAAGCTTCTTTTTCGGTCATTTGCCCTCCCGGAGACGGGTCAGGCCCTTCTTGCGGATGATTTTCGGATAGTTGAGGGTAGTGACGTTGAGGTCTACGTTGCCGGAGATGCCCGGCACAGAGCCCTTGCTGGTGTGTTGGTGGGCGTTGTAGTTAAACGTCACGTTGGGCGTCTTGCCGGTGTAGTCCGCCAGCCATACGTCCCACCGAGAGGACAGCCGAGCCATGTCCAGCTCGTACTTGTAACCGGTGTAGGTGTAGAGCTGGGCGTAAAAGCCCATCCGCTCCACCTGTTCCAGCGCGTAAGCGGTAAGGTTGGACAAGTCAAGCGTGGACAGCTGCTTGAGCTTGTTTTCCTCCACGTCCACCGCGAGGGGCATGGTGAGCTCTTTGCCGCGTACCGCTTCCCGCACAAGGGCCAGCTCTGCATCGGCCATCGCCTCACTGGTGGCATTGGTGTAGTAGTAGACGCCCACGTCCAGCCCGGCAGCTTTGGCGTTGCGGTAGTTGGTCTCAAAGGTGGGGTCGATATACAGGCCGTCTGCCCGCTTGGAGAGCTTGCGGTTGGTGCTCACCGCCCTGAGCATTGCTCCCTTGTAGCCCGCCGCTGCCACCTGCGCCCAGTCGATAAGGCCCTGATACCGGCTCACGTCGATGTACCGGTAGGGCGGGCCGCCCTCCCAGCCGGTGACAGCCTCTGCCTTGGGGGCTTGGGGCATAGGTTTAGGTTCGCCGGTGTCCCGCTCGTCCCCCGGGCCAAAGATGGCCCGCACCAGCTTTTCCAGCAGCTCCAGCAGCTTATCCATCGTAGTCCTCCCCCGTGATCTCCTTGTACCGCTCTGCGATGATCTCCCCCTCAGCCACCCGCTTGGCCAGCTCACGCTTGACCCCGGGGCGGCGGTGTGAGGGCATCTCTGCCCAAGCCTTAGTGCCTGCAATCAGGCGGTTTGCCCAGATAATGTTCATGGCGATACCTCCTTATTCCTTGTTCAGCGCTGCGTCAAGCTCACACAGCGCGGTTTCGATGGTGGTCAAATGCTCCTGTGATGCCATATCCAGCTCGCACACGGCATCCTGCAGCTCTGTAGCGGCTTTTGCGGTGCGCTCTGCCAAAGGTCCGGTCTTGTCGGTCATCCGGTAGTGGTGGTCGATTTCGTACCAGTCATAGCAGCGCCCCTCCGCGTCCTCCGCGCTGCGCAGCTTGCGGACAACGCGGAAGCTGTCAGTGATGGTCTGGTCAGGATACTCCCGCTCGAGCTGGTGGTAGCCGGTCAGGCTGGTGTGAGCGTCGCCGACGGTCTTGAGGACTTCTGCGCCGCCCTTTGTGCCAAAAACATAGTCCACGTCAGGTTCTCCTTTCTCCGATGCTCTCGGACGACGTGCTTCAGGTCGCGGACGACCCGCTCTCCCCGAAACAACCATTGATAGAGATGATAATTGTTACAATGCCGGAGCTGCCCGAGGCGCGAGAGCAGGCTTGCTGCCGCTCTGGGTGCGATGGGCTTCCCCTGCCGCCTGCGCTTGCGATACCGTGCCAGCGCCCGCTTGATGTGCAGCAGATTCCGCTTACGGGGGATGGCGTACCCTCTCCCGTACCGGTAGCCTACAGCGTCCGGTAGCCGCCCTTTCGCCCGCGCAAAGCCGCGCCGGGGCGGAGCAAGGGGCGTCTTCGGCTGTCTCTTTGCCACAGGGAACACCTGCCAGTCCCCCTTGAGCCGCAGATCGTGGGCGTCAAGCCAGTCTTTGACCAGTAAGCGGAGCTTTTTCAGCTTGCGCTTGTTCGGTCCGAAGGCGGTCAGGTTGTCCATATACCGGGCGTAATGCTTGCACAGCCCACTCTCCCGGATGAGCTGGTCGAGGGGCTGCAGGACGGCGTTGGCAAACCACTGGGAAGTGTATGTCCCCAGCTTTACGCCGTCCCGGATGATGCGCTGGATGAGGTCGAGGACGCGGCAGTCCTTGTAGAGCTGCCGCATCCGGGCCATGACGACTTCCGGGGTCAGGCTGTCGTAAAAGTGGCGGATGTCGCCACAAAACTCGTACTTCGTCCCCTTGCGGTCGTACTTCATCCAGCGCTGGATGGCGTTCTTCTCCCGGTGCGGCCCGCGCTCCCGGATGGAGCCGCAGCAGTAAAAATCCATCCCCTGCATCATCTTCGGTTGCAGCACCTGAATGAGGGCATGATGCACATACTGGTCCGGCCACTGGGCCGGTTCGCTGATGGTGCGCCATTTCCGGGCGTTCGCATCCCACCGCTGGCTGACATGAGGCTTTTTCGGCTCAAAACCGCCGACGAGTATTCGCCGCAGGTCTTCCACCCGCTGCGGCTTGGTCTCTTCCACCCACGCCGTACAGGTGTTGGGCTTGTGGCCTCGATTCCAGTGGTGGGTGCGGTTCACTTCGTCGATGGCGCGTAACAGATTATCATCTGAGATTAGCGTATCAAAGAGCTTTCCAGCTCTCTTCATGGGATACCTCCTTTTAGCTGTACGGACGTTCCAGCGCCCCTTGCGGGGTGTACTAGCCCGCTCCCAAAATGCCTATCTTCACCATGGGGTGTGCGGCTGCCTGTGCCGTAAAATGTGAGGTTGGATAAAATCAAAAAGGAAGCGGCAGCCGACGCCCCCGTAGCAGTACGACGCGGTGTTGAAGTCGACGAAGAACAAAACAAAGTAGGAGTAGTGGCTATAGCAGCCACCGACGTAGAGGCACGGGTCCGAAGAGCTGAAGTACCAGTAATCGCACGGACCCGGGAACAAAAAACACCGGCAATGCACAGACAGCCCCATATAAAGCTCAGCGCCTTACGGCGCGGTTATCTGCGGGGGTTGCGACCCCCTCAGACTCCCCCGTTGGGGAGTTCCTGGAGGCGGCAGCCGAAGTTCCCGTTGTAGTTCGACGCGGTGCTGTAGCCGACGTAGAACAAACCAAAGTTGGAGTAGTGGCTATAGTAGCCACCGACGTAGAGGCACGGGCCCGAAGAGCTGAAGTACCAGTAATCGCACGAGTACGTTGCGTCATTACCGGACGCGGATGTGGGGATAAACATCGGGAAGCCGCCGTTTGCCTTGACCTTGAATGCGGACGGCCAGCCATTGGACGGAACGCCGACCGCCGTGCCATTGCTGCCGTCGCTGAACTTGGATGGGTTCAGGACGATGTTCAGGCCGTTGCCGTCGTTGTAGCAGCCATCGCACCAGTCCCACACGTTATCCCACAGGCCCTCGATATTGCGGTACTGCGTGCCGCCGTAGGTGGCCCGGCTGCTCTGATTGGTGCCGGTGTGATACGGCATCGAATCGGTATAGCCCATCGTGAAGGCGCTGCTGCTCGGACTGCATCCATAGCCGATTTTTGCCTGACTGTTCCAGTCGGCGAACTCGACGATGTACAGCAGCCAGAGCGTAAACCTCATAGCAAAATCACTTTGCCAGATGGCAGAGCCGAGGCCGTGGATGTTCGCCCGGGCAGAGGAGCGGGTCATGTTTGTCTTGGGGCTGCCGGTGCCGCTCTTATAGCTGCTGTTGCAGTGGTATCTGCCGATGTACACCACATCCCGCTCGCCGTGGCCGTCGCCTCTGTCCATGTGGGCAGGGCTGACGCTGTAGCCCTCCACCGCGCGGTCGGCAATTTTGATGGTCATGCCAGCGCCATTTTGCTCCAGCTTATACCAGAATTTGGGGATAGCCACCATCGTGCCGCCGGTGCGCTCGCTCTTTACCATGCCCGCCCAGGGCTGCAAGCTATCAAAGGGGCTGCCATAGCTGCTTGCGCCCGCGACATACGGCACGGGGTCGGTAAACTCTGCCGCCTCGTCGGTGCGGCTCCACTTGGTTGTGCTGGTGCCGTCCCAGCTTGCGCCGTAGATGTGGACGTATGCAAGCTCAAGGGGATAGTCCCTGTACTCGCTCACCTCCACGCTGCCCTCGGTGGTCTCGTCGCCCAGCGTGGCCGTTACTGTCCACGTGCCAGCGATGGGCAGATACAGCTTGATGCTGCCGCTCTCCGGTACGGTGCCGGTGACGGTCTTGTCTCCGCACTGGGCGGTGACGGCGCTGCCCGCCTTAACCGTCACGGTCAGGGTGTAGTAGGTCAGGGTCAGGGTCTTGGTGCGGCAGTATTCCGCCTGTACCGTCTCTGTGGCCGCGCCACTGCCGAGCGTGGCGGTGACGGTCCACTCTCCGTCGTGGGGCAGGGCCGCAGAAAAGCTGCCGCCCGTAGCCACGCCGCTCACGCTCTTCTCGCCGTCCGAGAGGACGATGGAGCTGCCCGCCTCGGTATGCACCACTACCCGGGGCAGCACGATGCCGCCCACCGCCGCAGCGTCCGCCGCCGCGCCGGAGACGGTCAGGGTGGGGTCGGTACTCACTATAGCAGCCGCCTTGTCAGCGCTTTTTTTTGCTTCTTCTGCGGCGGCCTCTGCCTTTTCCCTTGCAATGTCAGCCCCTGCAACATCACTTAATGTGTTGAGCGTGTCGGCGTTCATTGGAGTGCCATCGACAACAGGTTCATCATTACGAATCAAAGTGATGATTTCTGATGTACCGTCAGATTTCATCATGGTCCAACGCCCGGGATATTTTGCCTTTCGGTCAACAAAGTGCATAATAGGGTTCACCTCCGCATATTGTATCTGAACAATAAAGTAAATGGTCCTTTGCCATCGCTTCAATGTCAGACAAAGCTTTTTCTATTTGATTGATAACCGCAAAATGATAGCTCAACGCCTCGGGAGTTTCCGGGGTAGAGCTTTTGCCGCTGCATTTGGAACGAATGGATTTCACGTTATCAATCCACCGAGTGGCATCCGCAATGGTCAGATAATCATTGATTGTCCAACCAGCTTCCACAGGCGCAGTTAAACCGACTGTTCCTGAAAAAATAAGCTTGCTGTCGTCGCCATAGTAGGCGCTGCCGTGGGCGATGTCGATGCAGTCGTTTGCTGCGACCCAGGAGGGCTGGACAGAGGGCGGGTAGAAGTTGTTGGAGGCGGCGAAATAGAGCTGGTATTCGACGCCCTTTTCCAGCGCGATGCTGCCCATGTCCAGCACCACGTCGTTGTAGCCGCGGACAATGTCGGTGAACTTGTCTGCCAGGGCGGTCGTGGAGCCGTATTTGCGCAGGACGGTGCGCATCGTGCCCGGCACGTAGCCCTTGACACGGAATTCCAGCGAGCGGAGCAGCAGGCCCGCTTTCTTGGCCGTCAGCGGCATAAAGAACTCGTACTTGGCGGGATAAGTGTCCCACGCGGGGATGTCGCCGCTTTCATTTTTCGCAGTAACAACTTGAATGTTTTGCTGTACAATCCTTGCAGAATAAGGCGCGCCAACGATTTCAGCAAGTTCTTTGATTCCGTTTTCAATGCGGTTGTAATCCGTATAGCTCAGAGCGCCCTTCATGCCGGAGGCCCATTCTTGCTGTTCTTCTTCTGTCCATGTGCCAGTTCTTGCCTTTTCGGTCAGTTCTTTTACCCGGTCAACATCAGCTTGCGTTCGGTCTGTAATCCACGTTGCCATATTTCACCTCTTAAAAAATCAGTTTGCCGTCAGCGTCAATAGCGAGAGACTTTGGGACGGTAAATGCAGGGTGAACAACATTATCATACTTACGGATGGCGTCGTCATTCGTAGCGTAAGAAATCGTCTCTGCGGTGGTATTCACTTGTAACGTAGAATCATACACGGCGTATGCATTTACAAGTTTGCTGACCAACAGAGGTCGCCAGTACTTGTTGGCGCTTGAACTTGTGCCAGCAATATCACGAAGCATCTGAAGCGAGTACAGGTAAGGAGTTCTCGTCCAAATGGAACGCCCTCTGCTGGAGCCCTCCATATCAGAGGCAAGCATCGTTTTCAAGATTCCAGATGCATTTTGCAGGGGAGTACCCTCGTTGTGCTTATAGCTCGGGCTACTAGTTGTCCAATTCGGAGCATCAGAGCCTTCCGTGTCATACCCGAACTCGTGGTAAGAAAGCAGGAAAACGCTTTTTGCCATCGTAGTCACTTTGCTACTGCCAGAGTTGCAGTAAGAGTCTGAGAAGCCCGGGGTGTAGTAGATAGTCGTTTTGTCGATAGCTTGCTTTTGAGCGCTGCTAAACGAATTGAAATAGTCACCGTTGAGCCAGTTGCTTACGTCACTGCTGGCGTAAGTAGACCATGTAGAGTCCCAAGCCATGATAGCTGCGTAATGTTTTCGAACCAGAAAAGTTCGCCCGGCTCCATTCAACTCGCTCTCATAGTCATGCTTTGCAACGATGAACTCGGCCACGCTACTGCCTTCATCCATAAGGACGGTGCCGCCCTCTGCAACATCAAACAGATTGTACGCCGTCGTAGCGAAGGAACATTCTGCGGAGACGCCGCCTGCCGAGGCTGTGACAACAGCCTTGCCTGGAGAATTCCACTTGACTTGGCAGGTGGACTTTCCTTCTGCGTTTGTCAGAACGTGAATGGAAACGATTCCTTCGGGAGAAGCCGCCCAGTTGATTTTAGGAGAGTCAATAGAAGCAGGGGAGAGGGTAGCGGACAAAATAACGGACTCGCCCCAGCCAAGCTGTTCGCTGGTATGGTCAAGAGACATAGTCTGAGCATCTGCCATCATGTACCCCTCTACAGTACCTTTGAAACACCCATTGAAAGTGTACTTTACATTGGTTGCCAGTAAGACAGCATCGTAATTGAACTGATGGTGAATCTTTACCATATCAAGAGCATCAATAGTAGGGCTTGCCCGATATGTGAGAGAAGCCTTGCGGCGGTTGGAAAGGACTCCATAAGACTCCGTAAGGGCATTCCTGGATTTTGCAAGGATGTCCTTTGTGAGCATAACATTGCTCAGAGTCTGGCTCACGCCTTTGCCCGAAGGGTTTTCAGGATAAGCGTAGGTGGCGTTTCCTACGGTGGTCACTACGTTGAGCATATTCTGGGCAAAGGTAATGTCCGGCCAAGAATAATTGTTCAGTACTGGAATGTCCAACACGGGGTTGGAGGCACCGGAGCCGTAGACTCGGTTAATTTTTATCACGCCATCACGAGTCTGGTACAGAGCCATTCCAGCCGCATTGGCCGCAAGCTGCAAAATATCGGAATTGTGATAAGTAGACTCATCGCTTGTAATGTCGGTGGAGTAATTTTTCAGTTCATCCGAAATATCAAAGGTAATTTCATCCGCTTCCAACAGCTCCAAAGCATCGTAGCACATCTCATAGAGCGTGCCGTATTTTCTTCCGGTGTACTTCGTGCTGGATAGATACAGGAAAGCGTCTCGCGCCTGAAAAGACGCCTCAATGCTGTTGGCAGGGACGCTCCACTCTGACAGGAAGAACATCCCCCCGCTTACCCATTCAGTCTTTCCGTCAACATCCATTCCATAACGAACAGTGACAGGCTGTCGCTCATAGATGTATTTGTAAATTCCTTGAGGGTTTACGGAGTCCCATGTGCGGTCACTGTTATCCAAACTAAAAGAAATCGACTCCTGAGAAAGCTGCCCGGAGATAGGGTCTCTTGCAGAAGAATGACTGTAGGACAAGATTTTGGTCTTGTCAAACACCAGATACCTTCCGATTTTTACTTGCTCGACCCTTACTCTTCGGTCGGGGAGACACCACTTTAGGACTTCAATCTCTACGGCATCAAACCCTGAAAGTTCAACCTCAACATCAGAACGGACCGATTTGTTTCCATTCACGGTCACAGTTTTTAGCTTGCTAGTTCCAAGGTATGCACTGACCAAAAAATCAGTAGCGTACTCCCCGAATACTGTAGACCAGCAAATCGAAACGCCAGGAACGGAGGACTTGTTTTCACTTGGAAGTTCAAGCCGGATAACAGGATGGTTTGAATCGTCAAAAATCTCGGCACTCAAAAAACCAGTAGTTCCATACGGAGGAGAAGAAGGGACGATGCTACAGCTTCCATCAAGAACAGTGAGATTGGGCTCTCCTGTGGAATACCTCAAAATGGAAGCATTATCGGAAAGTGCAATATTGTGAAAGGTGGAGAACGGGGCTGCCGATGACGTAACGATGGTAGCTTTTTTATTGATTCCCGGCTCAGTGATTCCGCAGGTAATCTCTACAAAAGATTCCGGGACGAGGGTTTCGTTAAATTTTTCTTTCCACTTATCGGAGACTTCAACCATGTGTCATACCTCCACAAGAGAAAGTTTGCACCCTGCCCATCCCATCACGCCACCGGTTTTTGGGCCTCTACGCCATATGCCGCCGGTGCGGTCGGAGACATACATCTGGCGGGTGGTATAACCGGCTGTGGCTTGGTTATAGAATTTAACGGTGCAGTAAAAATTCGTGGTGAAAAGGCTCAAGATGTCAGCCCACTGCCGCGCGGTAAGGTAGTTCCATGACATGGAGACCTTTGCTACATCATGCCGAACAACAGCGCCAACAACTTTACCCTGAACATTTCGGCCAGAGTCCACAATCGTGCTAGTCGTTCCCTCATAAGAGGAAGGTTCCGGCAGCTCTACGCCATTCACCGTAACCAGTGCAGGAATATTAGCCATCTGAACCGTCCTTTCTTAATAAGAGTAGACCTCAGTACCCATAATGCTCATTCCGCGAGCTTTCTGCGTTTTTTCAACGGAAGCAGTGAGCTGCTTGCCATCAAGGTAAACTTTCACATCCCTGCCATCGGAAATTTCCTCTCCGTAACGCTGCCATATATCGAGGAATGCATTGTAGCAGCCGTTGTACACAGCATCTCTCATCTCTTCGGAGTTTCCTCCGGCCGCAGAATAGGTTCCGCTGTAAGAAGAGCTAGACGTCGAGGAATTATAGCTGGAGCTTCCGACGTACTGAGATGTATCGCTGTAACTGCCGGTAGACCGGCTGCCGCCAAGTTTCGACACGATGCCAGCAATCGCAACTCCAAGGGTTGCGGCGGCGGCAAGGGCCACGATGCTAGCTGGAATGCCAAAAATCGTAGCGCTGAGGGCAGCACCCACAGCAGAAAGCATTCCTGCCACTGCGGTTCCGATGGTGCTTACCAGACTTGCAAACCCGGCAAAAATCGTCGGGAAAGAGCTGAGTAAACCACCAGAGAGCGCCGCACTGATGGCTTTAGCTGCCGTTGCGAGAGGAGACTTCACGTTTCCGAAAGCCTGCGTAATGCCGGAAAGCATCGTCTGAGTTTCAGCGGAAACCTTTCCAAAGTTTTGGGTCAGATTGTTCACCAGATTTTTCCCAATGGTAGCAGCGGTGTTCAGCAGAGAAGAAGCTTGGCTTTTCAATTCTTTGCTTAGTCTGCTTACAAGGTCGCTTGCAACGGACTTGGCGCGTTTACGCTGCTCATCGCCCATAGCACCCCAAATGCCAGCGGCGATCGTAGTGCCGACCGTTTTCCAATCTCCGCTCTGTGCGGCCTGAATGAAAGTTTGCACCGTGCCGAAGAAGTTGGTTTTGAGGTTGTTATCGAGTTCGGCCCACTTAGAGTCTAGCCCGGAAATGATGCCGTTGACGTAGCTCGTGCCGCAGTCAATGCCATAGTTCGCCATCTCTTCGCCCTTGAGCTTGGTGGCGTCTACGAGTTTATTCATAGCATCGTTGACATAACCGAGGGAGCCAGTGATACCGTTTGCAAGGCCTTGGACGATGTAACCGCCAAATAGCTCAAAGAGCTTGGAAGGAGAGTGAATTTCGGTTTCAGTGGTAAACTTATCAATGATAACTTTTGCAAGACCGCTAACGGTTTTCTTTGCGTTCTCAATGCCATTGTTGATACCATCAATCAAGCCCTGAACAATGTTTTTGCCATAGTTCAAAAATTTAGCGGGGAGATTTTTGATTGTATCAACCAAACTGTTCCAAGCCTTGTCCCAGTTTTCTTTGAATCCAGACCACTTCTGGTTCCACCACTCGCCAACGCCTACAAACCACTGCTTCAAGCCCGCACTCGCTTGGTCAAGCGCCTGAATTGGATGCTGGACAAACCCGGGCAAGCTTTCCCATGCGGTCTGAAAATTAGCGCTAAACCCTTGCCACTTTTCATTCCACCACTCGCCAACGCCAACAAACCAGTTTTTCAAGCTCTCGCTTGCCTTGTCGAGAGATTCTGTAATTTTGCCCCAGTTTTGATAAATCGCAATTCCGGCATCGGTCAGGCCGCCAACAATCAAACCGATCAGCGCACCGATGCCTGTACCAATCGGGCCTCCAAGAGAGCCAATAATTGCACCAATGCCTGCACCAGCCATTGTTGAGCCAAGCGGAATCAAAATTCCGTTTAACGTGTTTAAGCCATTCTTGACAGCATCGTAAACGCCCATTACAAACATAGGTATGCCGGTTACTACTCCGCCAACTGCTGCTCCAATAATCGCGCCAGCAGTAGAGCCGCCGGCCGCTTTAATGGCCGCTCCAACAGCAGTATTGCCAAAGCCGGTCACGATAAACTGAGCAATTCCTTTACCGAGAATGGCCGCGCCTGTAGTTCCAATCAAAGCACCAAGAACAATTTCAGCGAAATTCTTTCCATTTACGCCATTTTCAATCGCGTCTTTAATGCCTGTAATCTCAAGAACGACACCCACCGTAAAAACGCCAAGCCCCAAAACAATGGATTTCAGTGCGTTTATTTTGGAAATAGCGTCCACAATATCCGTAATAAGATTTGTGAGCTTCCAAGCGGCAAGAGCGGTTGCTACGGTCGCTATAAGAGGAAGCATACTTTTGATTTTCTGCTTCATCTCATCAATAGATGTTCCGACATAGTTCTTGAACATATCGTAGCCGGACAGGTCTACATCGCCCAAGATGTTGCCAGCAGATGCGCCACCGCCAGAGCCGGAGCTTCCCTGTGTGGGGTCAATGATGTTCAATTCATCAAAGCCCATCGTGTAGTCCTTGAGGGCTTTTGCGGCTTTCTTGGTGGAGTCTGCCGTGTCATCCATTGCGTCACCGATGCCGCCAACGCTGTCAGCGCTCTTGGTGAAATCAGTGAACACGACCTTCACACCCATCAGCTTTGCCACCCATTCAACAAACTCTCGAATGAGCTGAACAGCGGCAATCAGCGGGGGAAGAATGGATTTCAGGGCAGGGTAGAGCAGAGAGCCAACAGACTTTGCCAGCATATCCAACTGCGCTTTCAGAATCTTAATCTGGTTCGCAGGGCTTTGGATGGTCTGTGCAAGGTTGCCCTGCACGTTTGCAGTCTGCTTCATAATGGCAATGTAACGCAGAACCGCCTTATCTGCCTGAGACAGACTAGAAACCTGCTTGTTAAAGCCCAAAGCAAGAAGCTCCTGCTGTAACCGCGCCTGAGACAGATCAATACCCAAACGGCGGATAGGCTCAATCTCGCCAGAGATTGCGGAGGACATTGCGGTAAAGGTCTCTGCAACGTCCTTATTCCAATAGGAGCCTTCGTCATAGGCAAGCTGGGTCAGGTTCTTGGACAGAACGTATGCTTTGTCGCTGGTCAGGCCAAACGAAGTACCCAAGCTCTGGATGGTAGCCATGTAGGTCATCGCTTTGGTCGGGTCAACGCCAAGCAAGCCTTGCATCTTGCTAATGAGCGTATCAGCTTCACCGCTCAAATTGCCCATAGCATTATGGAACAAGTCTGTTGCTTCATAGAAGTCATTAAACTTTGCAACAGCGTTGCCAAGATACTCAGCGATAGCTTTCAACGAAACCAGCTTTGCCATGTTTCGCATAAAGCCGTTCATCTGATTGGACAGGCTGAGATAGCTCTTGCGCTGCTTTTCGTTGGCTGCGGTCACACGGTTCGCCTGTGTAACCACCTTGCTCAACTGCGGAGGGAGCTTTGCAAAGGCGTTGCCTACTTTGTCAAGCTGAGATGCAAGGGGAGCAAGAGCAGCAGAAATCTTCTGACAAGAGCTTGCAAAAGAATCAAGGTCAGTCGCTTTCAGCTTGTCAGTCAGGTCAGGAACCTTTCCAATCGCATTGAAAGCACTGCCAAGAGCTTTAAGGTTCGATGCGTCCAGAATGGACAATGGAGCCAAAGCGTTAGTGAGCTGAGTAATGCTTCCAGACATGGAGTAAAAATCCACGCCGTTCAAGCCAGACACAGCCGCAGGAATCTTCTTGATTGCGTTCACAACCGTGTTGATGCTTTTTGCGCTTGCGGTCGGGTTTACGTTGGAAAGTCCATTTAGAAAGCCGGTAATTTTGTCCAGCCCAGACATTCCAGAGGATGCCTGTTTCAGCGTTGCAATGGAACCAGCCAGCTTATCAAGGCTGTTTACAACCTTCGTGACGTTTCCTTTCGTCCGCAAATTAGAAATGGCGGTAGCGAGCTTGTCGATATTAAGCTCTGCACCCTGCGATTCCGCAGAAATCTCTACGGATAAGCTCGTAATATCAACATCAGCCATCACTACCACCATCACTTTCCATCATAGAGAACATCATTCTCTTGATTCGTTCCTGCGCCTCAACTGCGCGTTGGTATTCATACTCGTCTTTCTCCTTTTGGGTAAGGGGAATCGGTCTATCCATGTACTTGATGGGGCTAGACCCTTTCTTTCGGAACATATTGCCAACCGTAGAGGAAAGCGCAGATGCCATGTAAAAGCCATTTCTCCACGCTTCCGTGTTGGCTCTGCGTTCCCGTAGCTCCTCTGCGTCACGGTAGACCTTCGCCAGCCAGACATCGCCGTACCAGAACTGGTCGTAGGTCATGCCGATGGAGATGTAATAGGCTTCTACATCGTGGAACAGCTTGGAGAAGGAGAATGGTTCCCCCTCTCCGTCTGTTTCCTGAGATTGTGCAGTTACACAATCTCCCACGTTGCGTTTTTTGCGGTCTTGTCCTCAGTGTCAGTTGCCAGCAGAGACTTAGAAGCGTCCATGAACATCTCAAGCAAAACGCCCATCAGGTCTTCCTTCTCCTCGATGTGCTGGAACATCTCATCAACGACCTTGCGCTTGATACCCTTGTTCCGTGCGATAAAAGCCCCGTAGAACAGGGCACGGGAGTTGGACAGCAGATTGGTCATCTGGGTGTACTGGCCAATCTGAAAGCCTGCACGTTCAGTAGCTTCCACGCTGTCACGAGTGAAGGTCAGCTCGTAAGTGTTCTTGCCATCGGGGGAATGAAAGTTGATAACCTTAGCAGCCATAATAAATGCTCTCCTTTATAAATAGGGGCAGAACCAAATCCGTTGTTCAGTTCTGCCCAGTTTGATTGATTCGATTTTTGCGGTTTAGCCGCCAGTGACAGTCAGGGTCTCGCTGAACTCAGGCTTCTTGGTGAAGATGCAGTTGATGGTCATTTCCACAACCTCGTCCACGCCAAAGCCGGACAGACCAACCTGATGCATACCCTGCCAAGTGAAGCCGGAGCCGTCCTGCATCTTCAGGGCGTAGTACTTCACGGCGTTGCTCTCGGAAGTCTCATCGTAGCCAGCTGCTTTAACCTTCTTATAGTCAGCCTTGTTGTAGTTGGCGGTGAAAGACTTGGTGTCGCTCTGAATGATGCCAAAGATGTTGACCTGCATAGGGTCAGACAGGGTGGTGGCATCCAGAAGGTTTGGCTCAGAGATCAGGTCAGGCACATCCTTGATGTCGCACAGCTTCGTCAGAGTGGTTGCGCTGTCGCCACAATACAGGGTGGTATTCAGACCGGAGATAGCAGTACTCATAGAATGTTTACCTCCTTAGTTTCGGTAAATCATTCCGTCCTCTCCGATTGTTGCCCCATAGCTGCAATCAATCCGATAGACGGAATTGTTGTACAGCCCATTCAACGGGGCAAACGACTTGCGATAAAATTTCATTGGTTCGAGAATGGAATCCACGATGCCAACAATGGAACGTGCTTCTGCAATGCGTCCGGTGTTCTTGTTAGAGTAGACCCGCACACGCAGGGAAACGGCAGCGTACTTGCTGTGACCCGCAGAATCAATATGCACAGGAAGATTGCTGTTTTCTTCTATCTGCACACACGGAAACTTCTTGACGTTGCTGTCATTGATTTCACCGGTAACGAAAATGCCGGGAACTTGCTTTCGCAGTTCCTTAGCAACAGCCGTGAAGATAGAATTAAAATAATCAATCAACTATTCCAAACCTCCCTCCACGTTGCGTCGACTTGAGAAGCCATTTCCTCAACAGCTCCCCACATAGCCATAGCTGCATCGTTGCCGCTGGTGTAATTTAACTGACCTTTGCCATCCACCTGTTTGACAGGCGTGCCAGCATTGCCGGATTCTCCGTAGTAGTACCATCTGCGGTTTGCGCCTTGCCCTTTGCCGTAGGAGCCATGCGCACCAACGCCGGGCGGCAGTTCACCGCCATATCCGTTATGATGTGCGCCAGTGCCAAACTCGATAAAGGCAACTGACTTGCCCTCTGCAACGATGGTACAAGTGTTTCCGTTCCGCTCAACACGACAAGAGACATCGTTGCTACCGGCATATTCTGCATTCGCAAAGCGAACTTTCGCCACGTCAAGCCCTTTGTCAGCCAATGCCTTTGCAAACTTCTGCGCCTTTTTGTTCAGGTTGGTCTTGTACTCCTGTATCTGACGTTCCGCATCACGAAGCCCGACATCGCTCAACCTCACCTTAATTTTCACTTGCAGCCACCTCTTTCAGTGCGTACAACGTGTCCGTGATATGCTCTGCAACTTTGACCACAGTGTAATTGAAGGGTTTTGAAACGTCTGTTTGAAACCAGACGCGTGTGCCTTCATAAAGCGGTGTGTTGTGCTTTTTGCTGGATGAACTGACAACGTAGCTGTAATCCGTAAACGCGCCAAAAGGGTTCGCTTCCGCAGAACCAGTAGGCGGGCTGACGTTCAGCATCAGTTTTGCGGGGGCACTCCACGATTCGTATGCAGATTCGCCAGTCTCGTTGCCCCATTCGTCCGCAACAGGCGTTTTCTCGCCGACTGGGTTTGAATACCACAGCGGGCGCTTGTCCAGCGGGCTTCCATTGAACATCAGCCGATAACACCTACTCTCGGAACCACTTCATTCAACAGGGACTGTGCCACATCGGAACTTTCCCAGACACGAGTGATGCCATTGTTGGTGTAGCTCGTTTGTCCGTTTGCGCCGATGTGGTTGTACAGTTCCGCTGCAATGCGTATCTGCAACGACTGATACTGCGAGGGCAGCTCGTACGGCCTGTTGCCGAAGGGGTAGCCCTGCGCAAATATCTTATCTTTGGCAAAATCAAGCAGCAGGTCGAAAAGTGGGTAGTCCTCGTCCGTGATTTCACGGTCAAGTGCAGGGGCGATGTACTTCCCCAGCTTGACTGCCGCTTCGGAATACTGGTCTCCCATGCTGCTTTCCTCCTTTCGCCTTAGTAAGCCTTGATGCAGTACACAGCGTCCATGCGCTCAAAGGACGGCAGAACGATTTCAGAAGCGTAGACATTGGCATTGACCGGGTGAATGGTCAGCTCAGTGGTGATGGCAACGCCGGTGTTTACGATGGATACGGATGCACCAGACTGGCCGGACAGCAGGTCGGCTTCCTCAGGAGTAGTGCCGTACCAAGTGCTGCCCAGAGCGCCGGACGGGGCAACCACGACCATGCCATCGGGCAAGTACTTCTCGCTTGCGCTGTACTGGTCTGCCTTGAACATCTTGTCATACAGATGGATGGTCAGCCCAGTTGCAGATTCGACAATCTGCCGTGCTTCAGCGTCCAGCAGAACGGCGTTTGCCTTTGCGGTGACAGTCATAAACCGATTCTTCACCTCGTCCGCAGCAATCATGTTGCGGAAGGTGGCGGTGTTCATGTACACCTCAGTCACGACTTCACCCACGCTTGCCAGAACAGCATCCTTTGCGGCGTTCAGGTCAGCAATGGGGGTGGCGGTGGTGACGTTCCACTTGGACTTTGCGACAGAGACTTCCTTGTAGTTGGTGGACTTCCAAGTGCCATCCGGGTCGTAGTTGTAGGTGTAGTTCACGCCGTTTGCCTTGATGGTGATGCCAGGAACACCATTGGTGGGAGCCAGAAGCTGCCAGATCATACGCTCGGGTACGATACGTGCACCAGTGATAAGCTGTGCGGTGTCATCGTATAGACGGTTCATCACGTCACGAGCATAGGGGTCATTGCTGTCCAGAACACGCAGGATTTCCTGACGGTCTTTCTCGCCCAGATGGTAGCCTTCACGGAAGAACGGCATCTCGGTTTCATCGAACTTGAAGCCCTCACGGGTACGGAACGTAGCCTTTGCATCAAATGCGCTGGGCATCAGGGAAACGCCAACGCCCTTGTGGCCACGCAGCCACTTCAGGTCGAGACCGGCCTTCTTCTTTGCGGGGAACAGTGCGTCAGATGCAAAAGGCATCGCATTGGTGGGGTCGTTCGTCCAATAGGCGGCAATCGCAGCCGGGGCAAAGACTTCCTTAAGATTCAGTGCCATGTTGTTTTACCTCCTATCAAGCGTTCACGCTGATGTTGTCACGGCAGAAGATGCCAGGAACGGCGGTCTTGAGTGCCTTGATTGCGTCAGCGTCAAAGGTGAAGCTGGAACTTGCCGCTGCCTTCTTGGTGTCGATAACACCACGAATCAGCAGGGAAGCATTGGGGTTTTCTGCTGGGTCAACGTCATACAGCAGGATGCCGTCAGCGTTGATGGTCTTAGAACCGGTTTCGCCAGCAGCAACAGCTTTCTTGCCAGCCAGCGTCATGGGATAGCCAGCCTTAACCGCAGCAGTTTCGGTCACGGTAAAGGGAATGGCGGTATAGTCATTGGAAGCAAGGATGGTATCGTTGATTCCGTTGACCGTGTTTCGGGTAAACTTCATGTTTTCCTCCTTGTTAATGGAAAGCACTCATTGCGTCGCTCGATGCCTTAGAAGCATTGGCGTTCTGCTGTGCAAGGCTCTTAGCAAACGCAACACCTTCGCTGTCAGAGCCGCCCTTGCCATCCGCACCCGGAGGTGTGGGCATATCCTTCAGCAGAGAAGCCTTGTACGCGGTGTCGTGGGCAGTCATAAACTCAGACTGGAACATAAACACCTTGTCCATGTCACCGTCAGCCAGTGCAGATGCAGCTTTGCCAGCCAGTTCAGCGTCATAACCCTGTGCAACGAACTTCTCACGGTAAGATGCAAGGGTCTTTTCCTTGACGAGGTTTTCCTTGTCGGCAGTCAGGGCTTCAATCCGCTTCTGCATCTCTGCCAGCTTGTCAGCCTGTTCCTGCGCGGCGTTCTCGTCATCGGTACGCTTTGCCTTGAGCTGCTTCTTGTACTCAGCAGCTTCGCCATTTGCTTTCGTCACGGCGTTGCGCAGCTTCTCGACCTCTGCGCTAGGGTCTGCAACCTTTTCAAGCGCAGAAATGATTTCATCGGCGGTCATGCCCTCTTTGTAGGCATCACCAAGCAACACATTGAGTTTCATATCGTTAATTTCCTCCTGCGTTTTTTTACCGTTGCTTCCCTGCAACGCTGCGAAATTTGTATCCCGGCTTCCCTGCCGGAATATATCAGCCCGCTTGTGCGGATTGATTTCGATTGAATTTGGCAAAAACATTGAACTCATTTCGTACTCATTAACGAAAACAGGGTATTTCTGTTAATGAGTTCAACTTTTCAAGCCCAAAATGTTCAATTCGTTCCGATTTTGTTGACGTTAACAAAATCGTCAGACCGTTCTGTGTTCCCGGCATTTGTGTCGGTAACATCCTGATTAGGCTGTTTCTGCGGCTTCGGTGCTTTCCCATCCTCGCCCAGCTTGCCAGCGGCAATCAGGAAGGGCTTGCTCATTTCATAAGCAGCCTGCGGGTCAGGGAACAGGCCGGGCGTGGTGAACGCCAACTGCGGGTCAATGGTCTGGCTGAGCATCTGTGCAAAAATCTGAACTTTGCTCTGCTGGTTGTCGTACTGACGGCGGGGCAACTTGATGTTGATGTCACTTGCCATCAGCTTAGAACCAGCCGTATCACGCAAGATTTTCAGCATCACAGACAGGCTTTGGCGTTCCGAGAACTTGAACATATTCTCGTACTGCTGTGCCCTTGCTTCTGTGTGATTCCAGCCGTTGCGGACAATAACTGCGCCCACGTTGTCAGACGTTGCATTCTCACTACCAGTGGCACTAGGCATGGCAGTCAGGCTACGGTACACGTTCAACATGGAATCAAGCAGGGTCTGGCTCTGCTGCTGGTCAAGCTCGTTTGCAATCTGCGAAACAGATGCAGGCAGACCAGAAGTGGACTTCAGGCACATTGCGCCCAGTTCCTTGACCTTGTTAAGCGCATCCTCGTCCACAAGGCAGTTCGTAAACACCATGATGGACTGGATGAACTGCGCTACACCGTCCAGACGGTTGCTTTCAAGGTCATTGATGGCATCCAACACAGGAATAGCCGGTTCAAACAGACCCATACGCTCCGGGTTAAGCTTGTATTCGACCATCGGCAACATTCCAAGAGAATGGCTCTCCGATTTTGTGACATTGCCATTGTCGATTTCAAAGTACTGGTTCGGCGTGTACACGCAAATCAAGTCGTTCAGGTCATTCTGATAATTGCGTGGGATGTGCAGCACGTTGGCAATCGGTTTGTGACCGATGCCGGAGTTGTAAATCACATACGCCATGTCGGGGTCGGGAACGTCCACTAGCAGGGGTGTTTCGTCCGGGTAGTTTCCGCCATACCCCTTGTCAGGAAGAACGATGCGGTATCCCTGTCCGCACTCCAACATCCACTGCCAGAGCCGCCGATCAAGCGCGTCCTTGCCCTCATACTGCAAAGCATTAGACAGCCGGGCGATTTCCTCGCCGTCACCAGTTGCCGTTTCAGACCGCACATAAGAGCACGGCGTACCGCTCATATAGCCTGTGTAGAAGCCCACGCACTCGTTGGCGTGGTTCTCTACAATGCGATTGGTGATTTCAGCGTGATACTCCTTCGTGCGGTTGAGGACAGGCTGGCTACCCAAGTAGTAATTGTGCAGAAAGCGAATCTCATTTTTGTTCAGCAGATGAATAGGCTCTGCCTTGCCCATGACCACTTTCAGCACGTTCGTCCGATTGATTTCCGTTTCTGGCGTTTCAATCGGTCTGCGTCCGGTCAGCGGCTCATTCAAAAAGCCGCCAACAACCATCTGATACTCAGCCATGCGTTCCTCCTTTCCGGCAAAATAAAAAGCGCAGCAAAACAAACCTGTTAAGGTCTATCTCACTGCGCTTACAACTGCGCTTTAAAAGCTATTCAGTTTTTAAACTTTGGTACGGAGACCCATGTATCTTTTGGAAGGTTGGAATCTCCGATTGTAATCCAATGGCAAAGAGGGCACAGAAGGGAAAACTTGCCTTCTACTTCGCCAAGATAACGTCCGCAATCACATGGATTGCCGTTTGCGTCTTTTCTGGGACGCTTGCATCTTACTTTTGCTACCATCTGTGCTCCTTTCGTTGAATTTCTGGAAACAGGCTGTTGAGCACAGACCTGTTAGAAGCTACTGGGAAACTGTTCGCACTTCCAGCCGTGCTAGGCTCTGACTTGTCGGGTGTCGAGAGCCACGATTTGCTCCATCCAGGGCAAATCGTTGATGGATACAGAGGATGGATTTGAACCACCGACCTTCGGGCTATGAACCCGACGAGCTACCGGACTGCTCCACTCTGCGTCATGTACCCGGCTTGATTTACCGTTGCTCTTTGAAATGAGAAATAGCCTGAAACTCATTTCATCGAGAGCCGGGAATAACGTGGGAGGTTGTCATAAGGAGAATTTTTCCATGCAATCCTTGAGGAATCGTTGTGCTGCGTAACGGAATCGAACCGTTGCTTGCCAGCCGTGGGGAAGACAGGCCGGCATTCCCCAAACAATTGGAAACGCAACATATAAAGTCCGGTGAAGGCGAAAGAGTGAGAAAACCTCCACCGGTGAAAGGAGGAATATGCTTGTTGACACGCACGCGAGTAAAATGACAAAACCCCGCGTGCAAGCTATTCCTTTAAGGGAAGCTGCAAAACTTCCTGCGTACATTATAAGCCTTGTCAAGTGGTGAAATCAAATAAATAGACCCGGCGAACACAATATATTGTGTTTTTAATCAAAAAGGCCTCTTGACAGGCTCAATTTTACTGATTCCGTTATACAGTTCATCGGCAAGCTGTGCCAGACTGTCCGGGGCATCATCGTGCGGAACTTTGCCAAGCTGCGTGAACATCGTCACCTGTTCCATGAACGCTTTGTACTCTTTCGACTGGTGTTTTTCGTCAAGGAAATAGAACCGTTTGATGTCCGGTGCATACTGGATGATTCTGGACAGCTTGCTTTGACCACTTGGCGCACGCTGGCTGCGGACAGAACAGTGATAGCCCTGCTGCCGGAGCTGGCTGTCCACCACGTCACAGTATTCATCGCCGCCGTTGTTGGCTTCGCCACGCGCCACGTTGATTTTGTGCTGGATGATTTTGCCCACGACTTCTGGTCTGGTCACGGTCTTGTCGCCGTTATTGAACACAAGGTCTGGAATAAACACGGCATCTCCGTACACATAAGCGATAGGTCCAGCAGTGAAGTCACCGCCGCCCCATGCAATATCCATGACCATAAGCTTGCGATCAGGCTCACCGTCAGGCAGAACGCCGTTGAAATACCGCAGTTCATCGGCAGGGAACAGCAGACCTTCACGCACATAGGGCTTGCCCATGTACTTTGCCCACCATGTTGCGTCATCAATGCTGGCTTTCATGTCGGCATAGTAGGCATCGTCAAAGCCAACACCGTAGTCATAATTGAAGTTGCTGTGTCCGTTCTCATCCACCGCAGGAATCACCCGAAATCTGTACTTCGGGTTGTCTGCATATTGGTTCTGGATGCGTCCAAGAGGGTCAAGCACGTTCCAGCGTGTACCGACCATCAGCTCCAATGCGCCTTGCTTCTTACGGTCTTTCAGCTGGTTCAGATAGGCATCGTACTTGTTGTTCAAGCGCTCAACATTCAGGCTTTCTTCCAAGTCCTCAATCAAGTCATCGCTATACAGAACGCCGCCCTCGCCAATTTCAACAGCACCAGTCAGTGTGCCGCCGATTGAGCGGCAAGTCAGGGTAGGAAAACGCTTCTTTCGATTCAGGTCAACGCTTTCATCCTTTGCGCTTTTGTCCACAAGCTGAACATCAGGGAAGATTTTGCCCCAATTGTAAGTCACAGGGTCTGTGATGATGGACAGCACTTCGCCGTAGAAGCCATTTGTCAGCTTGTCGGAGTGTCCGCTCATAACCGATGCAACGTCAGGGCGGTTGCCCATCAACCATGTAATGAAAAAGATACACAGGGTGCTGTTGTGAGTAGGAATCAGACGCTTCCCGGCACAGTACACGCCACCCTCAACCTGAATGCAGTTGCCCTGCTTCGGCTCGATGCGCTCAAGCCCACAAAATGCCACGCGGCGAGGTTTGGAGAACTCTTTCAGTTGCTTTCGAGGAACAACGCAAGGGATAGGGCAGGTTGGATTAAAGGCAATGGCATAAACGGTCAAGTTGCCCTTAACGCCACTAGAGGATACGCGAGGCGGGTATTCTACCACGCTGCATCTCCATCCAAATGTAGAAACAAGCGTGACGAAATCATCTCTCATTTGTGGCTCTGTGGTGGAAAAAGAGTACCGATGCTCTTTTGCCCGCAATGTACCGTCAGTGTCAAGAAGACCCGCAAGCAGCTCCATGCGTTGTGCAATGCTGGCTGTAAAATATTCTTCTGGAATGTGCTTCACGCAGCGGCGGTGGCTGTGGCACATATCGCCTTTTTGAAGCGCCTGTCGCAAACCAGCGAATCCGTAATATTCAACACCAGTACCCTTGTGAACCGTGTGCCAGCTAACAGGGTAGCCATCGTTAATGACACGCTCAACAATCACCCGATCACAAGGCGGCTCACAAATATCTGGGTGCTGATTTCGACCATCACCAAGCCAAGCACCCAACGTATACGGCTCAACGGGCAGTTTTTTATACTCTCCCTCAACAAAATTTTTGAACGGAACCTGATAGCAGAATCTTATGCCATCTTTTGTATCGGTAACATAATCCTCCATCATTCTCTTAGTTTCGACCACATCAAATCCGTTCTTATGGCGGTTAAAGACAGGCCACTCGTGGTTTTCGTGGCAGTCAATGTATGTGCCGTCAGAGAAATGGCATCGCACATCAAGCTGGCACTTAGGAGATACAGCCAGCACCTTTACAAACTGGCCTTTTGGACTGATAACTTCATCACCGACCTGCAAATCGCCGTGATTCTTCCAGCCGTTTCGTGTAAGAATTTGCGTATCATCGCTCAAAGCCTTACCAACGCGAGCAGGCAGACTAACTCCCAAGAAGTCAATCCGCTTATAAAACAAGTCCTCAAGGTCGTCCGCCAGCACTTTCAAAACCCTGCGTCTCGGCTGATAGAACTTCTTCTCCGGCGCACGATTCCATTCAAGGTAGATGCAATAGCTGTCAAACACGTCCTTTGCTTCAAACAGGTACGTCCGGCCGATAATATCATAGACCTTCGCCACGTCTTCGCCTGTTTTCATCTTGCCCATCATGGCTGCACAGACAGAGCGCAACTCACCAGAGTACTTGTAGGCATCAAACCGTTTGTCCTGTGGCAAAGCGTCTCTCAGGTTCACCACCGCCTGAAGCCAGTCCTCGTAGACCTGTGCTTCGGTCGGATTCTGCTTTGCATACGCTTTGATGCTGTCAATGATGGCGATACACTGCTTTGGCTGCATAAAAAATAGGCACCCCCTACCTGAAAATGTAAAGAGTGCCTACAACTGCACAAAAATCAAATATTCGGTTTTATAATTTCAATTCAGAAAATTATTTGCTAAAATCAATCTTAATAAATGGGTTGCACAGTTTATTTGACTTCTTCCGCAAGCTGGCTGAGCCTGCGTTTCAGCTCGTCCGCATCGTAGTACAAGGCGTCTGCGACAGCGTTGAGAATATCAGGCTTGTCGGTGTAATCGCACAGCGTTTCAATGAGTTTCAAACTCTGTTCTGACAATTTTACGGCTTTCATTTCGTTTTCCTTTCTCATTCGGTTTTATTCTAGATTGCGAACAATGTCACCTGTTCTGTTCAGCAATCCGATACCATGTCTGGCGGGTCAGATAAATCCGTGTTCCTTTGCGTAGGATTCAAGATGAGGGCATTTGTCCAAAAGCGGATTGTCCTTGACGCATTCTTTGACCGCTTCGTCAATTCCAACTTCAAGAACATACTCTAATATACCAGCGGTTATGTTCTTTATGAACCGATTGCAGCCTTCCGATTCTTCCCAATTCATCTGTTTCATAGCAATCCCCTTTTACTCATCGCAAACAGTCGGCTCACGCTTTCCATCTGAGCCGAGTTTCGTCAAATAGTTTATGTATCTTTTGAAGATTGTATCGTCTTGGCCAAATGAAACATAAACTGCGAGCATAGTTTGAATCATGTTATCTGTATTCTTTGGTTCTACGATAATTTCCTCGTTTTCAAATTCGACAGTGCAATTTACTTGCTCGCAAACATACAAAAACGAGAACAGTTCTGTGCATCCGGGAAAATCGAACACTGAACGTAGTTTGATTTTTCCATCCGCTACAATTAAATGCCCATAAGGAGAATCTGCTATCAAATTAGATTTTTTCATGTTAGTATACCCTTTCTGCTGATTTTATATTGCCACGTCTCAACAGAAATGATATAATACTGGTGCACTATCATCCTGTTGAGGGATTGGTGGTTCTTGTTTGTAGCAGCGGCCTGTGGTGGGCCGCTGCTTTTTATTTTTCCTCTTTATTGGCATACTTGCGTGTGGTGGCCGCATCAGTGATACCATACTTTTCACGATACTTTTTGACCGTGCGCCAGAACGTAGCAGATTTCAGCCCAAGTTCGTTCATCATAATCTTCGGCGTGGTCTTACCGTTCTGCCAGTCATTATAAAGCTGCCGGAACTTCTCTTCGTCCACTTCGACAGGCTTTCTACCCTTATACTTACCTTCTGCCTTTGCGATTTCAATTCCCTCCTTCTGCCGTGCCAACATCGTTTCGCGTTCCAGTTGTGCCAGAGCTGCAAACACAGTCAGCATAAATTTTCCGTTAGGCGTAGAAGTGTCGATGTTCTCTTTCTGGCTGACGAACTTTACATTCTTTTTTTCAAGTTCTTCAACGATTTCCAGAAGGTCTTTTGTGGAACGAGCCAGACGGCTGAAACTCTCAATCACAAGAGTATCGCCCTCACGAACAAACGCCAGCATCTCTTTCAACTGCGGGCGGTCGGTGTTTTTGCCGCTCATTTTGTCAATGAACACTTTTTCAACACCAAGCTGTTCCATAATGACTTCCTGACGAGCCGTGTTTTGTCCGGCTGTCGAAACTCTTACATACCCAACTTTCATTTTTACGTCCTCTCTTTCTATCACAGATTATATCACATTTTGATAGTACTGTCAATGGAGTTTTGATAGTATAGAGAACAAAAATATAGCCAGCAGTTAGAGAACATCTAACCGCTGGCTTTTTTCGTTTAGATCAACCCGCTGCGAACGAAGCGGAAAGCATAAATTCAAGGTAAGCGAAGATAATAAGCATGACAACTATAAACACAACTTTGCCAGCACTTATATATTTTCTGTTTTTGCCGCCACATTCAGGACAGGTCTTGGCTGTTTTAGAAATCATGTGACCGCAGTGTTCGCAAGGAAACAAATCGCTCTTAGGCGTTTTGTTTTCCATTATGTTCTCCTTATTCATCCACAAGGTCTGCGTACTTGACTTCGATGCGGGGCAGTTCATCGGTAGTGCTGGTCAACGCTCTGGTGATTTTTTCAAGCCCGGTGAACTCACCATAGACGGTAATAATATCATCTTCCAGAATCTTCACAGCATCGCCACCACGCTTATCCAGCATATAATACTCGTCATCAGCATAGAATCCGTATCCGCTGTTGTCCGTGTAGGTTCTCCATGCTTTTTCGCTGCCGGAGAAGTTTGCGTCAATAATCTGCGAGACCTTTACCTTGACTACAATCTTAGTTCCTTCATACTTTTCAGGATAACGGCACAGTTCCTTATAGTCCACAGTCTGGCACTCTGCCTTGTAATCGTCCTCGCTGATTTCAGGCACAACAGATGCAGCGGAAGAAGCGGTGGATGCACTTGCCTTGTCAGATGTAGCGTCCTTGTAGCCCTCTTCAAAGCCCTTCTTGCCGCTATCGCTGGAGCCACCAATAGCAGACAAGACAATCAAAACAACGATGGTGATAAACCACCAGCGCTTGTAGATAGGCGGTTTATTCTTACCGCCACACTGAGGGCAGACCTTTGCACTTGCGGCAATCTCTGCGCCACAATGCTTGCACGTTGTCATTTTACTTTTAGCCATTGTAGATTCCTCCCTTTCAAGGCTTGTAAGGCAAGTATAGCACAGAACACAGACCCTTTGTAGGGGTCTTTTTGTTTTTGCGGGAAATTTTTGAGATTGGCAATAGGGGTGGGGGTGATTTGCGCAGGAAAGAGGGGGTGGTGAATCGCCACCACTTTAATAAAAACGCCTTTTTTGATTTTTTTCTACGGAGACTATCGACCCACCCCACCCCCGGTGCTTCCTGTATACCCCGCCGGTGGAGACCCCAGCCCCCAGCGCACCCGGAACGGCTGCACAGCACAGATAGCGGCACTGCACCCAGACAGGCCACGCCGGGCGATCGAGACGGCGGCGGGACACTGGAGGGCGTGCAGCTCCTCTATCATGCGTATTGTGATAGCTCTATCACAAGCATGGTATATTGATAGCAATATGAACAAATATCACAAGGATATTTTGTTGTTTCTTGTGATAGTAAATTACTATCTATCTATTGACATATAACCCTATTGATAGTATAATAAGGGCACAAACAAGAACAAACCACATTGGACCAAAACAGGAGGGCAAAACCATGAAAGCAAAAAGAACCATGCGGGATATTAAATCCCAGTATCCGACCATTATCCAAGTAAGCTATTGCGATGCGCAGAATATGTTGTGCATGGACGACCCCGCCGCCTACACCGCTGGCGTGTACGGCTGGAATGCAGACATATACCCTATCGCTTCGGGCGTTGCAATCTGCACCGGGTACCGGCCTTTCGGTAACATCAAGCCCGATCGGGAAACGGTCAGCCGCTATGAAAAGCGGGCGCGAGAAATGCGCCGGGATTTGTGGAACGTTGAAGAGCTGGCAGAGCGCCTGCACAACTTGCAGATGGAATTTGTTCGGGAGGTGTGCAAAGTATGATTACTCTGGACTTTACCCAGTGGACCGCCCTCTGGTACGTGGGCGGCATGATCTCCGGCGCACTTGTTATGATCGCATTTCTCAACAGCTAATAAGGAGGATTCAAAAAATGACCACGTTTGAAGAAAAAGTGAACGCATACCGCGAAAATAAGCGGCTCATTGAAGAGCTAGAAGCAATGAACGACGCTGTAAAGGCTGAAATTATTGATATGATGCACGGTGCGCCGGAAATGGTACAGGGCACTGCAAAGGCCATTTATAAGGATGTGCAGAGCGTCCGACTCGATAGCAAGCTACTCAAGACGCTGCACCCAGATGTATACACAGAGTGTAGCAGCAAGACAACTTACAAGCGTTTTAGCGTGGTATAAGGGAGTTATAATATGAGCATAAATTTTATTTCCCGTATCTTTTCGGACTATCACAAAGGCAAGGACGGCACCAACGGCCGCAAATACCGCTATACACTCGAATATAATCCGTTGTCCGCCGTTCACACTTGGATTGTTCGGCAGCCGCTGACGGGCGGCAATTGGGATTTTGTGCAGCCGCTTCCCTCTAATCTCCAAATCACGCCGCTATACTCCGCCCGTTTGGGGCGTATGGTATACTAAGGGGGTGCACGCATGATATTTTCTTGTATCTTGTTCTTTTTCTGGTTTTTCTCTGCGCTGTTCAAAGCGTCCAAATAAGAAGCATTCCACCCGGTCAGAATGAACAGGTCCGTAAAAAGTAGACAATAGACAAAAGGCCTCCTCGTGTAGGATAATAGAACTACACGAGGAGGTTTTGCTATGCCCAGAAAATATGTAAAGATCGACGTATACGGAAAAGAAATTTTAGAATTGAAACGAGAAGGTAAAACAAATCGGGAAATTGCCCAGAAGTTAGGAGTAGACAGGAAGTGCATCAGAAACTGGGTATTTCGGTTCAATAGACAGCAACGAAAGCTGGCGGCAGGTATCAAGCTGCATCCAAAAGGCAGGCCACGGAAAGATGCTCAGCCAAGAGACATTGCAGCAGAGCAAGCATATGAGATCAACCGACTGAAAATGGAGAATGAACTGCTGCGGGATTTTATGCGATCCATGGAAAGGAAGTGAAGCCGAGTTTCAAATATGCAGTCATCCATCGGCATCGTACAAAGTATGCAGTAAAAGATCTGTGTGAAATTCTTCAGGTTTCCAGAAGTGGTTACTACAAGTACGTCAAACATCTGGACCACACGGCAAAAGACTTTGATCTTGCAGAAAAGATTCGTACAAAGCAGGAATCTTGTAAAAAGACATACGGCTATCGCCGAATGAAACTCTGGCTGGACAGTGAAGGAATCACTAAGAATCCAAAGACGATTTTGAGAATCATGCACAAGTACGACCTTTTGAGCGAAATCCGTCGCAGAAAAAGATGGCGAAAAATGGGCGAGGCAGTCCGGCAGCAGGAGCGCGGCGGGCGGCGCGGAACCATTGACGGCCGCCGCCGTATCTCTTTTCGGGCTTTCGCCCGATAGCTAATAGAGGTCAGCAATAGTCGTAGCGTTCTGGCTGGAATAGTCGTAGCAGCTTCTGAAATAGTCGTAGCCAATAGTCGTGGGATAGTCGTAAAGTCATCAGATGACTAGCTTTTGAAAGTCCTATATATAGTATAGTAACGAGATGTCTGCTGATAGTCGCAGAGCAATAGTCTTAGCGTTTTCTAGCGAATCATCGTAAAATAGTTGTGTATTTTTTGCGTGAAATAGTCGTTTGCCTTTTAGGAAAAGAGAGGTGCGATAGTCGCTAAGTAGTCAGACTATCTTAAAAATCACCTCTCGTTCCAATTTCGCATAATTTATTCTTCCGCTAGTTATACCTATTTCGTATAATATCCGTACTTATTATAGTATACAGATATAGTTACTCTCGATAATCACGGATTATTTCGTATAATAACTCGTACCATCCGATTCGGTCTGTTCCTGCTCAATTTAATTCCCAGTATAGCACTATGGTATTTTAACCAATTCGCAGTATTCTGCTAGGAATAGTCAATGCAACATTTCTACATATTCAACCGACTGCAAAATGAAGTCAATTCTCCATGTAGAATAGTCGTAGACCATCCACCAACCCGAACCTCACGCCAGTTCTTGCCTACGGTCTGCTCTGCTAGCTAACGGTATAGCTTTTGGAGATAGAGGGTTGTAGGGGGAAAGAACCTTTGCGAAACATCTGGTTTTTGTTTTCGGTCGTCGCAGTTGTCGCACCATTTTGGCGTGGGGGCCTCAAACAATTTATTTGTTTGAGGGGGGAGTTAGGGGGATTATAGGGGGTAATAGGGGTTGTAGGGGAAAGAGGGGGAAGAAAGGGGGGAAGATTGGATGCGAACGCATCATGTGCATCCATTTGCATGCAAACGCATCTTGCCGATAGTCGCGGTCATTCTTTGCTTTCACCTTACTTTGCCCTGCGATTAGACGAATAGTCGTTGGCATCCTCCCATTTGGCTGCTATCATCGCTGGAAAGGCGTGTAGGAGCCTGTCTGACGCGTTTTTCTGATTGACCCGATAACTTTTCACGTCTGACTTCGAAAAGCCGTTCTCCATGCTTTTGCATCAGTCTAGTTGCATGGTCTAGTCTGGAATGTGCCATCAGCGTCAACGGAGAGCCGTCTACGAGCGTCTGTGGCGCGTTTTTGTGATTAAGTCGATAAAGTTATCGTCTAGCCTCCAAAACGCCTTAAAACAGGCTTTCTCATTGAGTTAAGAAAAAGGCTGCCATTGCTGACAGCCCTTGCGTTATTTCTGGTTGATTTTCTTCTTTGGGCAAGATTCAGGGAATTCATCGTAGCAAGCCCAGCACGGAATCGTCTTACGGCAAATCAGCCGTTCTTCCCTTTCATGCTTTTCTCGTTCTTCTTGCTTTTTGCGTTCTTTTTCATGCCGCCTGTGTGCATTGGCAATGATGATAGCATGAACGCCAGCCATGTTTGGAACCATAGTCGTTCTCCTTTACGTTACTTTTGGATGATATTCAGTTCGTCAAAAGGCTTCCGCTCTTTTTCTGCTTTGTTCCGTTCTTTTGCCAAACGCTTCTCTCTACGTTCACGCTCTGCACGTTCATGCTGTTCTCTTTCTCTCCGCATTCGTTGAGCGTTTTGGTTTGTGATGATTGCTGCGATAACTCCACCAGTGTTTACAAACATAGTCTTTTCCTCCTGTATTTTGTGTAGTGAAAAATATTTATGGGGTTCAGGCGGTAACTTTATCGCCCAGACCCTGTTATCTGTTTTTCTTGCCTATTCTACTGGGCTGATTTGAGCACAGAATCGATTATAGGCTTATAACAGCCATCCAGCATAGTTAAAAGAGTTGCAGTATTCTACCCTTTCGAGTTTTTGAGCCGTTACAGCATGCTTTCCATTCTCGTCTCTCCGATACAAATTGTGAAACAAGCAGTAGTCTCCTTGACGGTTCAGGCAAGCATCACACAGACCGTATCTTCCCTTTCCTGCGTGCACGTTGTCTATGAACTTCTCCAGTGCGCTCATATCGTTCTCCTCTCGTTACATCCACACGCATTCTTTGAACTGCTGTGTTTCCATTTGGAACGTGATGTCCAGTGACCCCACGTTGCCCTCTTTGTTCTTCTCAAGCGCAAAGTGATAATGCTGTTCCGGTCGTTTTTTCGTGGTCACGTTCTGTGCCAGCAGGATAATCGCATCTGCGTCCTGCTCGATTTGCCCGGATTCTCGCAAGTCTGCGGCAGTCGGTGGGATACCCGCTCTTGCGGTCTCTCGATTGAGCTGTGCAAGTGCCACCACCAGCGTTCCTGTGGACTGTGCGAACTCATGCAGTGCCATGCTGATTTCCGTGACAGCACTGTATCGGTCTTTCGCTCCGGCTTGATGGATAAGCTGCAAATAGTCGATGAAAACCACTTTGGCTTGCATCCTGATGGACTGTGTTCTGATCCACCCAACACTCTTACCAGCGGCAGAGCGGACGAACAGCGGGTATTTCTTGATAGCTGCCAGTCGGTCAAGCTCGCTAATGCTGACGGTCTTGTTTTTGACCGTATGCAGCGGTACGCCTAGCTGGTTTGCTATGATACGAGCATAGAGCGTGTCCGGGTCGGTCTCTAAGCTAAAATACGCCACTTTGCGTCCGCTCCTGGCTATTTCACAGGCAAGTTGCAGGGACAGAGCAGTCTTGCCAGCAGAAGGTCTGCCGCCGATCACAACGAAGTTGCCCGGCACAAGATGCAAGTTGTTATCCAGCACTCTAAGCCCTGTGCTGATATACTCCGGCTTATCATCCAGCTTGCGGATGTAATTGTCTATGCCATCGCACATCGGGATAAAATCGCCTCTCTCGTTGTGCAGGTTGATAGCTTCGCCTAGCTGCTCATAGATGCCTGTCAGATCTGCGTATCTGGTTGAGCCATCAACGATTTTGAACGCAATCTCTCTGGCTCTGGACAACGCTGCTTGTTCCTTGACGATTCTAGCCCACCCAAGCATCATATCGTGGGTGACATTGCGGATGAACTCTGCACCAAAGGCATCCAAACATTCGCCCATTGCTTTCTTGCAGTTATCGTACCGCCCCATGACTTCTACCGGGTTCCACTTGTCGTTGTGTTCCCAATAGCCACGAATGGCAGCGAATGTATCATGCAATTCAGGACAGAAATCGTCGATTTTAAGGTCTTGTAGCACATCGGCATACTCAGAAAACGTGAGGACTGCCCCCAGCAGGATGTACTGGGTCTGATTTTCAATATTCACCGCAGAAAGTCTCCCTCGTCAGGTAATTCAGCCATCGTCTGCTGATAGCCACCGTTCCAGTCCTTCACGTTACGCATCCAGTTCCGTGCAGCAGCTTTCCAGTCCTTCATAGGCGATTTGCCGACCTTCCAACCATTTGCCGTGAAGTGGTCAACAAACCGCTCTGCTTCTGATTCCATGTAGCCCTTATCCACAAAGTATTCTTTGGCTTGCTCGATAGTCGGAGCTTTGAAGCGTTTTACTTCGTTGGCATTTTTCTTTTCACATTTTTCTTTTTTATCAGATTCAGATACAGAATCAGATACAGATAAGGCATCGTTTGCATTCATTTGCATATTTTGCATACTAACGTATGCGTTTGCATCATTGGTATGCGTTTGTATGCATTTGCATTTTTCATCGTTCCAACGCTTATTTGCGCTCCGCCTGTTTTTCTCGATTCGCTCCTGTCTTTTCTGTGTATTCATATCATCGAACGCCTTAACAACTTTCCAGAGCATCCGCATAGCACGGTCGTTGTCGTATGCTGGCTCAAGTCCAGTCTCAACATACTGTGCATAGTTGCGGATGAATGCTCCAAATTCCTCGTCTGTAAGCTCGTCCATCGCATGGACGTGTTCTAGCAGAAGAATCATTGATGTTCTTGGTTTGCGTTCCTGCTCCATATTCAATCCTCTTTGTAGCGTTTGTTCCACGCTTCGATAAGGTCGGATTTGATTTTTGCTTTTTCGCTTTCAGGAGAATCAAGCGTATAACTCCTGCTCTCCATGAAAATTCGACATTTGCACTTATTATTTCCATGTCCTCTTGTAACGAACATCCATAATTCGGAATCATGGCTTGTTTCTGCAATAGCCACTTCTCCGCCGCAGAACGGGCATCTCTTGAGTTCTGTCATTTTCTAAATCCCTCTCTCGTTCTCGTTATTCGCTTATGCGCCTTGACAGGCCTTGCGCCTTTGCCGTATGTCGGGCGAATATGTTTTGCCTTGATGTACCCGCAAGGTGGCTTCGGCCCGAAATCAAAAAGGCTCAAGTCAATAACGATGATGCCAAACTTCTTGTTCGTCATACTCAGGCCTCCTTTGGTGGTTCTGGCATATACGCCCAGTGCGTCACTTGTGCGTACTTTTCGCCAAACTCGCTTTTCTCGACATTGTAGCAGCCTTCATAAGCATCAGCCCAAAATCGACCATTCCAAACTGCTTCAAAGACTTTTGGCTTGTCTCCAATAAGGAACTGCATAGAAACAAGCACCGCATCGCCATCGTTAGCTGGAAGCCCTTCTTTTTCAATGGAGTGCCAAATCACTTTGCTTTCACTCATATTGCCCTCCTATACCATCGGAAACGCCATCCAATGCGTAACCGTCACATCTTTCGGCAGTCTCTCGCCTATCTCATCCCAGAATTGACCGTCTGCGACAGCCAAGAAAGTACGATGTCGGTGAGATTCATTGCAACATTTTTCCACCTTTATCACGCCACTTTGTCTTAGTCGCAAGCAACAAAGGCTGCGTTCGCTCTCGTGGCGGTTCGCTTGCTGAATGCCAAAGTGTGTTACTCATAACCTGCTCTCCATCAAAGAACCGCAGTTCGGGCAGTAGTTCCAACGTGTATGATGATTTCTCGTGTGGCATCTGCTACACTCGAATCTTGTGAACGTATCGTCCTGTACAATCCATTCAGCGGTACGCTCTAAGGCTGTCTGGGCATCGTCCACAAAGTCAATGGCATCGCCAATACCGCAAGCATGGCATTTAACTCCATTGTAGTTCTCGCAGCCATCGCAATATGCTTTCTTGATTCTTTCAATAAGTGCGTTTCGTTCAAGGTATTCTGGATAATTAGCCATTGTCTTTCACCTCGATTGTTGGCGCAGTGTCGATGTAGTCTAACAAATCTTCCAAGTCACATCTCTGATACCGATATTCCGTATAAAATTCTTCGCTAAACTCCTGCATCCGTTCTTCAATGCGCTTCCGTAGTGCATTGGCATCAATCGGTCGAATGTTCATTTCTTTCTCCTTCTGTTACATCCATTATCGGTTTTGCATTCAAAAGGGATTCCCTGTCGAACATTTCTCTCCCGCATTTAGGGCATCTCCATCCAGAACATTTTGCCTTAAAGTTCGCAAAATCGTAAAAGCACTTGTAAATGAGGTCATTCACTCTTAGCATTTCGACTTTGCACCACGGGCAGTCAACTTTCATTGCCCTTTCTCCTTTCAATCTTATTACAAACCGCCTTGTAGAACGCATCCCACGTCTCATAGTCGTAGGAATCACCAAAAAACCTGCCCGCTTTTGCTCTGCAATGTCACGCTCAAAACAATCCAACGTCATGTCGGTCAGTTCCGGCAGAAGCGGTGTGATATATCCGCAGACAAGGCTAGACATATATGACTGTCTGCCCAAGCAGTAGCGGACAGCGCAGTTGCAGACCGCTCCGAAGTCATCATTGGTTGGGTCTACCATGCCTTTTGACACATCCGACCTCAAATCATTCGCGCTGCATTGAAGGGCTTCTGCGAATTTTGCCAGCCGTATTTCTTTCTTCACGTCACACTTTTGCTTTTCAACAGCACTTACATACGAATTGGTTGTTCCGATCATCCTTGCAACATCTTTCTGCGTGATGCCAAGTTCAAGCCTACGCTTCCTGATTTTCTCCCCTGCTGTCATACTCTTCTAGTTCCTTTCTGATTTGTTGGCGTTCAATCTGCTTTAGCCTCGCCTTTGCCAGCTTGCGGTTGTCAGCCTTGCGGATAGCCCAGTTGTTGCGATGATTTGCCCAGCAAGCGTGTCTGTGGCTAAATTCGCTTTGGTCGTACCAGCCCTTGCCAATAAGCCCTTTATAGGTCTGCTGACGTTTCATCTTTCTTCTCCCATTCCTTGCATCCACGTTCATCCCACACAAAGTCTGCAACGTGTTCTGACTGGTCGTTTACGCACACGCCCTCAGGCTCTGCGTGCCATTTGCAAGAGCCACAGGATGGCTCAGATTTGTTCTCACAGGATTCTGCCGTGCAGCGGATAGCCTTGCCAGCAGAGAACTGCTTGATGCCCATGCAAGAGCAATGCTCTGTGGTGCAGTAAACATCCATTATCCCTCCCCTCTCTTTCTCCTTCTGTTGGCATTGAACCGCTCGATCACTCGCTTATACTCCTCATAGCACTCCGGGCATAGGTCGCCTGTGTCCCTGCGCCACGCCCAATCCTTGAAGTATTCGTCAGGGTTCATCATCCTGCCGCCCAGAACCGCTCCGCAGCGGTCACACACTCGCTTGTGGTAGATTCCTCTATCAGTTTGCATTAGTTGTCCACCTCTCTGTACTGCACATCAATCTCCTTCGGCAAAGTCGTCTGGTACTTTTGAGCCAACTGTTCTGCGCTTTGTGCATCGCCCAACGGCTGTTCAGGTGGCGCAACGGTGACTTCCACGTTGTCACGCATACCAAAGTAGTTCTTGGCTCGGAAAATCCACTCTGCCGGGTTCTCCTGACCGTACATACCGTTGTATGCCCACATGGACTGCATTTGCAGAATAAGTTTCAGGATGTACTTCTGCTGTAAGCTGTCGTCACGGCGTTTGCCCGCCATAATCTGCTTCAGACTCACCCATTCGATGCCCAGCACCAGTGCAATCCATTCCACCACAGGGGAAATTCTGGCTTCGATGCAAGCATCAAAGAAGAAGTCAAGACGCTGCTGCACTTCAATCGGGTTGTTCATGTCCACGCTCGGAAGGTCGCCAAAATACTTGGCTGCAATCATGCCGATGACCTTCTTGTCCTCTTCATCGCTGATTCTTGACTGCAAATCGCCTGTATTTAGCATCTTAGACCTCGTGATTGCTAGCTCCTGTTGTTCTTTCACCTTTTTACTCACCTGTGAGCGGATAGATTTCCGCTTGTTAAGCATCTGTTGTTTCTTCTTCTCTCGCTCTTTCTCACGCTTTGCAGCGGCTTCTTCTTTCGCCTTTTGCGCTCGCTTCTCACGCTTCTTCTTTTCAGCTTCGGTCAGCGGCGGTCTGCCACGACCACGCTTCGGGGGTGTAGCCATGTGTCAGGCCTCCTTGATGGGTTTCCAAACAGGGTATGCGTATGGATGCTTTGCAACGACATTCCACAACCACTTATAGGGATAACCTACGCAATCGGACTTTGTGATCGGCCCGGCAATCGCCATCACATAGCCATTTTTATCTGCATCTTCTTTCTTAGGCGGTTGCTCAAATGTGCTTCTCCACAAGCCCTCAAATCCGATTTCGCTATAAGAGCAGGTTTTGAAATAATGTGTAGCCATTCCAAGTTCTTGCTCAATATCGCTACGGATGCTTTTGTCATCCTCGTCCGCTTCCGTTTCGAGAACAAGGTAAATTCGCTTTTTCATGTTTTCACCTCTTCATTTTCGTTTCGATGTCGTCTAGCGTCTTCGCAATCCACCAGACAGAACAGCAGTTGTCCAGCGGCCGCCACCATGCGCACTTTTCTTTCTCGCAGACGCACCGACCAAGCGGATTGCTGGTCATTTTCATCGGGCAGTAAAGTTCGTTGTCCATTGGTTATTCCCCGTTCATCTCATAACATTTGCTGTAGTTCTCGTTGAATCCCAAACACCAAGCTAACTCGGAAGCCATTTCCTGATAAATGCCTTTGATATTAAGCTCATTTTCGGATTTCGCACAGCCACTATAAAGACCATACAGAAAAGCCAGCCTTTCACGCCCTACCATGTTGATATCCTGAATCATCATTTCCACCCCATCACAACAGCCGTACAAACGGCCAGACACAAGTTCCAGCGTAAACATTTCCAAACAATCCGCATATAACATGACATTCAGAATTTTCGTTTTCCTTTGCTTCAAGGCGAGAAAGCCAACGTTCCATTTTAGGCTCTGCATACTCGCCGCACTCGCTCATAAACTCGTGATAGTTCTGTGAATCTTGCTCCGTAAGAGCATCAATGGCGTTCATAACATCGCCAATTTCCTTTTTCAAGTCTTCCCAGCATTCCTCTAAGGTTTTTGGAGTTGGGTTCTTACCATCAATCTTGCGGCGAAGCTTTGATGCAGCAGCGGAAGCCTCTGCTAGTTCTTCTGCGAGTTGCCCTAAAATTTCCGTCTTGGGCAGAATGTCTGAAATTTTCTTGCTCATTTCTGTTCTCCTTTCAGCCAGTCGTTCAGCTTTGCCATGCAAGAGGGGCAAAGGCAAATCGGCGGGTATCCCTCAAACGATGGGTAAACCAAATTTTTGTTTTCGTTTACAAGCGTCTTTTGTATTGAGTTCCCGCAAAGGGAATTGTCGTAGTACTCAAACGCTTCTCCGCATCTATCGCACACCATTTTCGTTCTCTTTCTCCAATCTCTTCAGCAGCCCATCCACGTCATACCGCCAATGGACACGCAGCCTTTTTGCTTCGACCTCTATCCCCTCTTGCTCCGCCCACTGCCAAGGGATGCTCTTCCTGCCCTCGTTGTAACGGAACGCCAGAACCTTGCTGGCAGGGATTGCAAAGGTGCGGTTGACCGCCCGATAATTGACTATCACATGGGCAGTCTGGCCGCTGTACCCCATCGCTTCCACCATGTCAGTGATGTGCTTTTCCTTGCGGTATTTGCACTTCGCCTTGTCGTACTTGCCGAACAACTTTTCCAGAGGGATAGAGGGTGTTTCGATCGTTTTCAGTTCAAACAGGTGGTTCATCGGGTATCGGTACACAAGGAAGTCGCAGATGTTGTCGATGGAAAAGGACAGGTTCTCATTGCCGCCGTAGTAGGTGGCGGCACTGTCTTTCAGCCGGTAGCACCACGCATCGGACGGGACAGATGCTTTGAAGTCTGCTTCAAACTGCTTGCCGGTGTTCATACGTTGTCCTTTGGTTCATCGGGTAAAGGCATCCAGTGGGTTACGTTTTCAAGTCGTTTTTCATCAAATGTTGTCAGCCAATCACTATCGTCTGTAAGTACTGCCGTTTGCATTCTGCTATTTTCGTCATCTATAGTTTTATCAAACACCAGAACAGGCTTGCTCTCATACCAAAGCGTATATTCTCTGTCGCCGTCCACTTCGGTAACTTCTTCCGTCATCTCTGGTAACTTGTCTTTGACATTGATCCACTGATTCATCCTCGTTCACCTCTAAATTCACTTCCGAGAAACCGTTTCTTGCCACGTTCCCGGTGCTTGTCCTCATAGTCACGGTGGTACACGCTCTGGCTGTGGTTCAGCTCATACACGAATGCCTTGCGCTCCTCGAAATCTTTTTTCTCTGTCTTGTACTTCTCGCAAGTGTCGTGACAGGCTTGGTGGCGTGATGTGCAGTTGAGACAACAGGTGATCATTCTTCGCCAAATCTCCTTTTTGTTACAGTCATCGGGAACTCTTCGATTTCACTCGCCCACCGTGCGGTTCTCTCGCCGTATGCTCTTTGCCAGACCAAAGGGAAACCGCCTAAACCATCGAACAGACTACCCAGCGCAGGCTTCTCTTTCAGGTATGGGTGCATCCTCTGCACCAGCCAGAACCACTGCGGCAAGGCGATGGAGTTTCCCAGAGCCTTATAGCGCGGGGCGTCCGCCGGTTTATGGACTTGCCCTTTGGTGTCTGTCCATTCCCCGATGTCCGTCCAGCCATCGGGAAGGCCTTGCAGGCGCTCGCACTC